TTGGCGGCTGGCAAAGTCGCGCTCTGGACTAAGGACTGCGTCAAAGATGCAGCGAAGCTGAACTTCGACTTGGACGATGTGGCAGCTCTCATCCGGGAGGCTATCGTGCACGGACGCTACATCGACTCTGAGTGGTGTCAGGGGAAGCCCGGCGGTCCGTGGGCCGCATGCGATGCATACTCGCTGCGGCGAACCGAATGGAATGAGTTCGCACGTCGCGATCTGACTTGCGATTACTTCGTCAAATTTGCGATCGGTAAGGCGGGAAACGTTGTCATCACCATCTCTTGCCACACGAGCAACTAGACATTCTCTATGAAATCAAATCTTGGGCCGTGCCCCATTTGCGGAGAGGGCCAACTCCACCTGACGCACTTTGCTGAGGAGTTCACTGAAAACGGCAAGTCGGCCATGATCGATTTGCGGATGGAGGTTTGCGACCACTGTGAGTCGGAGGTCGTGGGCAAGGAGTCCGCGCGTGCAAACAAGCGCGCTGTCGCAAAATTCCGCAAAGAGGCGGATGGGTTGCTCACGGGTGAACAGGTCGCCGCTTTTCGCGCGAAGTACGATCTTCGACAGGAAGAGGCAGCCGCTATTTTTGGTGGCGGGCCAGTTGCGTTCTCGAAGTATGAAGCGGACGACGTTGCGCAATCAACCGCGATGGACAGAGCGCTTCGTGTATGCGAGGCTTTCCCGCCAGCACTGTTTCAGTACGCATGGATTGCGGGGAAGGTTGATGTCGTCGCCGAGCATATCGATCCCTTTGTTAGCTACGCCGCGAAAAACATCCAGGCGAGAGGCGTCGCATCGCACTGCGACCTGCAGACAATTCGAGACATAGTTTTCGAAACGTTGAATTTCGACGTTTGGAAGGAGGGTAAAGATGTGCCTTCTGCTAAATCGTCTGAAATTGAAACAAAAACCCTTGAAGTGACGCGTAAGCAAGCAGCAACGACGCCCCCATGGTCTTTAGATCCTTCTAATGGAGGGCAACGCGTTAAATTTGAAAAGCCTATCATGTCGACTCAATTTTTAAAGACGGCGGCGTAAAATAATGGAATTGAGTCCACTTCAGCTGGTGAATTTCAGGTTTTTAAAGGTCTTAATTGAGCCAGCAACATCACCCGATATTGGTAATCCTCTCCCTCGGATCGAGACTGCCTTTGATTTCGGAGGTGTTCAGGTTCAATTGGAGTTGGGGCATGGTCATGTCGACCCAGTCACGCCGGCCGCCAATGGCGAGGGAGAGGCGGTCGAGATTCAACCATACGCACTAACAATGGGTATTCGGTTGTTGGGTGCCGAGGGGAAGGTCGCGCCTTACCGGATAGATGTTAAGTGTGTTGGCTATTTTAATATATTGACCAAAGCGTTTCCGGACGAGGCTAGGCGTCAAGACGTTGTTGTAGTTAACGGCGCTTCTATGCTTTATGGGACGATTCGTGAAATGGTCTCGAATATTACCGCGCGATCCTGGCATGGGGAGTTATTGCTCCCATCGATGAATTTTGGTAATGATGCGCCAAATAAAGTCGAAAAATAGTGTGATTGGTTGATCGACAACGGCGCCGAAAGGCGCCGTTTTTCTTTGATTGCCGAGGATTCGGGTGCTTAGAGCTTATATATCGCCTTCAACTCGCGAACCAGGACACCGAAAGACGCTGCGATGTTTCCCTTTGGAAACGGAATGTACACGACACCTGACAGGTTGGTCGGAATACTGACTCCTTCTTCATGGAGCAGACATACCTGAGAACGTCCATACTTGGCTTGAAAGAAGCCAATCTCGTGCATCACGTTTTCACGCGCCCGTGGAACCCCCTCGGCGTCAGTGTCGTCGCCGGTCATCACGATCACCGCACTATCGCAATTACTTGCGTTGTTTTCTAATTTTTCGATGATCGTTTGCCCCGCATTTGCTTCTTGGGCAAGTTCGATTGTGGCGATACCAATGTCTTTCTCAATGTAGGCTTGTACTTCACGCCAGTCGGTTGATCGCCCATGAGAAATGAAAACGCGGTGCACCTTCGCTCGAACTGCCTGCACGGCAGGCTGTGCCAGTTCGCTGTTGGCCCGAATCTCAAACACTTGGTCGATATCCCGACAAAGCTTCTCGAGCTGCCTGCGTGAATACCAAAGGTTGGGCGGCGAATCGGGAGTGGCCTTCGCCATTTCGGTTGCTGGCTCAGCTTCGAGTTGCTGAAAATCAGCATAAAGGTCGGGAAGCTGGTCGCGGAGTTCATCGATGAGAGCTACAGCCTGATGGAACTGATGACCAACGTTCTTTGGTGCAAAATGAGCTTGAAGAGAACCCCCACCCCGTTGGATATTGACTTTCTCGCTTAGCGCGGCGTCAATTGCTTTTCGGATTCCCGCTAATTTTGCCATTACCACTGCAACTGTTGCCATTTGATCTCCTTCTAGTATTCGGCACCAACACATCGCCGCTTCTGTCACTGAGTGATTGGCTTTGATAATACGCGAAGGTGTCCGTTGCCGATCAGGAAATTTCGATATGATCTGATTGCAATCTCCCACACCGCGCGAGTTACCGCTGGTCCTGCATCAATGACTTTTCCGCTCTGATCCACGACGGCCAGCGTAGCGGGGCATCCGTCCGGCGCTACGATGCTGAGCCCCTGAAAGCTGACGGCGCTGATGGTGCTCGAAATCGCTGCTGCAATCTGCGTGTCGGCAGTCGGGTTTTCCTGTTTCGATTGTTTCTTCGTCATTCCGACGTACCTCCCACTCGTTTGAATTGGACTACCCATACCCAGGGGTTCGTGTCCCAGCCATGCCCGCGCTCGGCGTTTAAGCTGTCCCACAGGTCATGAAAGGCGCGGATACTCGGCGGCCGGAAGGCGCCGCCGAAATTCCCTCGCATGTGATTGACTTCGATCGTCACGCCTTCGTCGCGCGCATCCGACTCGCTGATGCTCTGAAGGCGCTCGGCGCGTACGCCTGTGATCTCAAGCGTGATGCGCGATGCCCAGCGCGGCATGTGGATCGACGGAACAGTGGCGCCGGCTTGTCCACGGTACGCGTACAGTTCAAGCCAGCGTTCGGCGGCCTCGCTCGAGCTTTCGATCGCGCGAAACGCGCCATCGGCGGGATAGCGCACACCGTCGAGTCCGTTCTCAAGTTCATCCGCGTGGCAAGTCTCGCGCATCCACAGCCGGTCGCCTGCGACGCCGAGACGGCGCGGCAAATCGGTGATGTGCTTTTTGTGGCCGCCATCGTTGACCATCGTTCCAACATCGAGGTCGAGCCACCGATAGCCGTACGGCGGCGATACGATTCGACGCGTCTGCGTCTTGCGAGCCTCGAGGATGGCCCGTACCATCGAGCCAGAAAACAGAATGGGGCGTTCGATCATGGCGAATCCTTACGGCTGGGTGTTCTTGCGCCAGCACGGCGATATGTTTTTCAATCATGTGTTTGGCGACTCGACCTATCAGGTTCAAGTGACCCACGAGTGCCTTACCGACTCGCTGGGTTCTGACGGATCGCGTGAGGGTGATGAAAATGCGATCGTCCGAAATTTGGAAAGCATCCAAGGAATCGCGCAGAAGAAAATCGAAGCTGGGGCGCAATCCCCGATTCAAATTGGGAACGACGATTTCTGATGGAGTGATTCATGTTTGCGACTATCCTCAACGGCATAGGACTTGCCTTAATCACGATTGGGGGCATCGGCTCAGCGCTGTGTTCGCCAGCCCCGCAATACAACCCAGACGGGTCCGTGTCTCTCGCTCCGAATGTAGACAAGGCGACGCGAATCGCGATGTATCACCGACAGCGGCGCATCAAGCATCTTCTAGCGCTTGTCGGAGTCGGAGCACTGTTCCAATTTCTCGCACTGTTCGTGAATTAGTACCTGAGGCGTTTATCCGTTTGCGTTGCGTCGCCAGGCGAGCGCAGGGAATTCGTCGTGCGTGCGGCCGTCGAGGTAGCGCCCGGCGGCGCGCTTGCCGACCTTGGTGAAGTGGTGGTTCGCCGCGAAGCGAAAGGCAGGCTCACGAACAGGCGTCACCCCGCACCCTCTGATCGCGGACCCGTTCGGTTCGACCGGCAGCCACTCGCCCCATTGCTTAAACAGGAACGGTACGCCGGCAGCCGTGCACTGATCGCGAAGATCTCGGGCCCAGTCAGGGTGCATTGGTCGCGCGCCTTGGCCGCTCTCGCCGCCGACGATGACCCAGTCGACGGCCGGATAGCGCTCGTCGCGGCTGCAGTGGGGTTGGTGATGCCACTGGAGCGCATCGCCGATGTAGCCGGGGCTCACAGTGAAGCTGACGGCGGTCAGGTCGACCGGCCCGAGCAGCGGCTCCATCGACAGGAAGCGCACGCGCGCGGGCACCGCGAGCAGCTTCGGAATGTCGCGCTCGGCCTCTTCCTGGTTGACGATCGTCGCGCCGAGCCAGACGTTATCCGGCAACTGCTCGACGCCGATATGGCGCAGCATCGTCGGCACGTTGCCGATCCGCTTCGTCAGCAGTAGCCAGTCAAGATTCGGCGTGTCGGCGATCAGCTTGAACAGGTCGCGGCGCCAGAGCAGGTCGACCGCATTGTCGAATACGTCCGCGAGTGACGCGCAGAACACGCGCGGCCGGGCCGGCAGGAGGCTGACTGGTAGGCAGGACGGGTTCGGGCAGACTGGCGTCCCATCGTCGATCATTGCACGATGTCCGCGCCAACCGCAGACGCGGCACGCGTAGAACGGCCGGTTGTTCCACGTGATCGGCTTTTGCCAGTTCGCTGCCGCTGTCCTGTAGCGCGGGGCATGCGTGCCCCATTCGATGCCGAGCGCACGCGCCGGCGTGCTGCGTTCAGCGTAGCAGTGGTCGCACGCCGGCGACACCTTCGTGCAACCGATCCACGGATTGAACGTGTGGTCGCACCACTCGATTTTGCTGTTCTCGCTCATAGGTCGATGTCCACGTACTTGGTGACGAAGCGTGCGTCTTCGCTGTGGTGACGGCGGTAGATGATGCGAATGCCGCCGCCGAGGTCGAGCGGCCGGCCGCGTCCGTTGTCGTCGTGCAGCTCGGCTTGGTGGTCGCAGCAGACCGCGCGCAGTGTGTCGGCGAGGGCGAGGGGATCGGCCAGCAGTCGAAGCAGGAAGTCGTGGTTGATCTCGATGATCGTTCGCGTGCTCATGCGGCGAGTTCCTCATCAGTGTCGTCCATGGGTTGCTGAAAGACGCGGCCGCGCTGGCCGGCGGGGACCGTAACGAGACCCGCCGCGGCGAGGAACGGATTGCGCTTCATGGCGCGGCGCGCCGCGCGTACCGCTTCAGTTTTGATAGCCGCCGGACACTGCACATCGGGCCCGGTGCCGACTGCCCAGACTGGCCGCCACTGCGCGCGGCCGACTGGCGGAATCCAGTCGACGATACGTACTTCGGCGCGGTGAATCGTCAGCAGTTCGCTGACGCGCTGCTGAGAGACGCCGCAGCGTTTCACGAGCTCTCGAACCGGTAGGTGCTCCGCTTCCAGTATGGCGCGCATGCGGTCCCATGCCGGTGTTGCGCATATCTTGCGGGCGCGCTCCGGTCGCCTGACCTTCAGCACCCTAAGGGCAAAGGTCTGGACCGACTTCCTCGAGCGTTGCGGAAACGCTCCATAGAGAGCCTTGGACGAGATAGAGGATGGATAGAGGCGTGCGAGCAGGCGTGCCTCGCCGGTCGTCCACAGCTTGGGTGTCGACGTCGACATGCTACGATTCCTTCGGTTTTTTCGAGCGAGCACCAGATGAAGACGGTTTTCCTGATGCGTGGGTATGAGATGAACTGCACGCCACGCCCGACTGACGACGGCAAGTTCGCCGCGCAGGTCGAAGTGACGAAGGTAGGATTCAGCCGTGAAGCGGCGTTTCGCGCGCTGGGTACGTTCGATACCGAGGCCGACGCTGTCGCGTACGCGAAAAATTTTTCGGAAGAGTGGTTGAAGCGATACGGCTAGTGCCTGAGCATTGCGTGTTACGCGCGCACCCATCCCTTCGTGGTCGAGCGGATCTTGCCGGCTTTGCGTAGTGCTTGTAGGCGCCGGTCGACGATACGCCAACCAACGACATCGCCGTGAGTAGTCGGCTTACATTCCTCGCGTGCAAGGCGCTCGCTTTCCTGGCGAACCTGCGCAGCGTTGACGGTGACGAATTTCTTCGGCGTATCGTCGATCGAGCCGAGAATCAGGGCGTCAAGTTTTTCGTATTTGGTCATTGGCTTTCTCCTGCGCGGGCAGTGCTGAACAGTCGCCGGATCTGATATTCGACGGCCTCCAAGCCTCGCGCCTGACTGCAATTGCCCGTTGCATCTGCAAGCTCGATAGCCCATCGGAGCGTGTCGAGATTTCCGTAAAGGAACTCGCGCGCTTTGTCGTAGAGTGCGACGGCGACAGTAGCCTTCGCCTCGGCGCGCGGCTCCGACTGATGAGCGGCGACGGTGCGCGAGATCGCGAACGCCACCAGGTCGACAGCCGCGCCGTATGCCTCGCCGTCGATGTAAGTGCCACGGTTGCGCACCCAATCCGCGACGATTTCCTTGGCTTGCTCGATCTGCCCGTCCTCGTGTTGCGCAACGCGCAACGTCAGACGCTGCCGAGTTGCCACCTGCGCGGGCGGGGCGGTGTAGAGTCGCACCGCTTCCGGTTCCGGCTTATCGACTTCGATCCACGGCCCGAACTTCGAACGCTTCACGAACAAGCCGGCTGCCGTCGCCTCTTGCTCCGCTGCGGGCTGCGATGGTGCCGCGCGGGCAGCGAGTTCTTCGATTACGGCGCTCGCTGCGGTGAAGTCGTTCATGCGGCCGGTATGGTCGCGCGCCCAATCAGGCACGCCGTCCGACCACGCACCATGACTGCGTAAGTGCATCCATTCGGTATAGCGTGGGAACGCCGTCCGCTCGTCTGCCGGCGCTGCTTCGTGCTGCTCGACAAGGCGTGCAGCGAGGATGGCGCGAATTGCCGCGCGCTCGCTTTCATGAAGGCGCGGATCGCTCGACAAGTTTTTCAATTCACGAATCTTCTCAGGCGTCAGCGCATCAGCGTGGCTCACTTTCGAACTCGTCCCATTGCCGCCGACGGCGCTCGCATCGAGAATGCCTTCGGCGGCCGGGTTCTCCTCCGTTCTCGGCCGCTGATCTGCCGCCTCGCTCGCCTGTTCGGGAGCGGGGCTCTTTTCGTTTTGGGTGGTCATGGTGTAGTCCTCGGTGGTCAGAACGACTGCGGCGCAACGGTCAACGCGATGGTGACCGAGCGCACCCATACCGGCGTCGATGACAGTTGGAACGTCTCGCCGGACTCAGCGAGCAGCAGCGTCGTACCCATCACCTCGGCGATCGCCTGCGCCGCATCCGGCGGTACAGCGTTGCCGATGCGCTCGCGCCACGCTTGATCGGACAGGCCGTCGAGTTCGAGCTGCTCTTCCGGTTCGACGAGCGATTGCAGTACGGCCAGCTCGAGCGTCGTGAACGGCCGGTGCCATGTGCCATCGAGCGCGCGGATCATAGCGACGGTCTTCTCGTTCGCCGCCGGCATGCGCGGATCAGCGACAGACCAGCGACCGTTGTCGTGGCCGGCGGCGGCCGACACCGCGCCGCTGTGCTGGTCCCAGCCGACGACGCCGTAGTGGCCGCCAGTCAGGTACGCGTCGCCGCGCTCGCGGCGCATACCCGGGCGCGGGTCGGCAACCGCGAATGCGCCTTGGCCGCTATCGCTGCGCGCGATGACCGTGCCCGCCGGTTCGTCGAAGCCCGTGACGCGGTACTTGCCGGCGCCTTCGAACCCGGTTGACGAACGCGGATCCTGCACACACTGGCCTGTGCCGTGAGCACTGGTGACCGCACCTGCAACGTCATCCCACGGCACGATCCGAAATTCGTTGTTGTGCTTCGCCGGGCCGCCGTGACGCGGGTCGGCGACGGTGTAGTAGCCCTGTCCCGGTGTCTGCTGCCCCGCGATCGTGCCGCAGTGGTCATCCCACGGCAGCACGCCATAGGCGTGGCCGTCGTTCCATTTCGCGCTCTGCGCAAATCGCGGGTCTGCGACCGAGAATGAGCCGTTGCCGGGACGGCTCGCGCCGGCGACGACTCCACTCGGCTCGTCCCAGCGGTTCACGCCGAGCACACCGTTGTGCATGTCCGGCACGATCAGGTAGTCGCGCAGGTGACCGTTCTCGACCGCGAGCTTGTTCAGGCTGCGCCAGTCGCTGCCGGCTTCGACGAACGCGAGGCGCACCCACGTTTTCCACTGCAACGACGGCACGCGGTGCATCGGGCCGGCGGCCTCGACGTCGCCGGGCAGCGGCATGCGGCCGAGCAGAGTCCCGACGCCCTGCAGGCGTTTGACCGGCGGCTCGTACAGGCACGTCGGCACCTTTTCCATGTGCCGCGCGACGAGCAGGAATCGCTTGCGGCTCTGCGCGAGGCCCGCGATCACGCCGCAGTCGTGCGTCGTCTCGTTCTTGGCATAGCCGTAGTACTGGAAGAGCTGCCCGATCTGGTCCAGCAGGTGGCGGCCGCGCGTCGCGAGCCGGGGGACATTTTCGAACACGATCAGCTCGACCGGGTCGTCCTTCCATGCCTCGCACATCAGCCACACGCAGCGCAGTGTCAGCTCGTTGAGCGCCTGGTACTTCGGCGTGCGGCTGAGCGTCTCCGAGAGCAGCCCGGACGCACCCTTGCACGGCGACGAGATGAACACGCAGTGCGGATGCTGGTAGCCGGCGGCGCGGCGCACGTCTTCGGGTGTGGCCTCACGCCAGCCGGCCGGCGGTTCGGCGCCGTGGAACGCGGTGTACTGCTCGCGCGTGAAAAGGTCCATGACCGTGCACGGCGTGCCGACCAGCGTCTCGAAGTCCCGCGCGGCCGCCGGGTCGTTGTCGATGCCGCCGATGCAGCGCCATGTCGCCGTCATGTTGCCGACGTGGGAGGTGGCTTTGGTGAAGCCCTTGGCGCCGCCGCCGAGGCCGCAGCAGAATCCGAAGCTGTTGTAGACGCGCTGATTGTCCATAGGTGCCACAGGTGAAATCGGGAAAAAAGAAGGGCGCCGAAAATCGGCGCCCCCTCAAGGCCGCGCAGTCCGAGGTAAGCCGCGCGGGGATGCTCTGTCGTCTCAGCGAGGCATTCGCTGCGGCGCGGCCGCGAGCTGCACGCTTCCACCATTGGTCGTCTGCTCCGGGCTTGTGGGCGGTGTACACGCGGCCCAGCTGGCCCTTGTCGCGCAGAAAACCCCATTCTTTCGTGCGCCGCGCGCGGTGGGCGAAGATCGTCCAGCACTCATGCACGCCGTGGTCGCGCGGCAAGATCACGCGATGGAACGAGTCGCCGATCAGTGTGTTGAACCAGCGAACGATCTTCGTGCCGGCACGCGTCTGTTCGTAGTACCGGCCGGCGAGAATCAGCGAGACGGCCCACGGCCACGGGTGATCATGCAAGCCCCGATCGGGGTCGCTATCGACGAAGCGGTGCAGGTACACGCGTACGCCGAAGAGCGTGACCAAGTAGTAGCGCTCGAGGTAGGGCCGGCCGGCGTCGCTGATGATCCGGCACGGCAGCCGGCCGCTGATGTAGAAAAGGAGGACGCGGAGCATGTCAGGCCTCCGCAGTCTTCGGCAGCGTCGCGTCGAGGTGCCGGATGCGCGCGACGATGGTCTCGGGGATACGCATTGCGTGGCTGCCGTACATCGCGGCGAACGCTGGCCGCAGAAGGTTGCGGTCGTCGTTGCTCAGATCGGCGTGTTCGAGGCGCGCGAGCGCACGCCAGAGCGGGTCTTGCGTACCGGTCATAGGGAGTACTCCTGTTGAATGACAGCCACGACGCGATCGCACGTTGCGACGTCGAACCAGCCGATGTGACATTCCTCGTGGTTTGCGATACCGAGCCGTCGAGCCAGCCAGATATATGCGTCGGTGCGCGTCATGCGGCCGGACTCCCAGATCGGATTGAACGCAGCTTTCGCGCGTTTCCGTGCGTCACGAGTCGGCCCGTCGGCCAGCGTGCCGAGTGGAATCTTGGTGAAGGGGTGCAGGCCGACATACGCCCGGCAGGAACGACACAGGAACGCCCACGGCCACTCGCCATACTTGCGTCCGTAGATCGCCGAGTTGTTCACGATCTCGACAGGGCCGCCGTCGTATGGGCATTTCGTCGGAGCCGGCAGAGGGTTTTTGACCCGGGCGGTCGCGCGCCGTGATGGATTCCACGGTGTTTTCGTCGTTTGCATGATCAGATAGAAAAAGCGGGCGCTGTGCGAGCCGCCCGAATGCGCCGCGCAATCCGAGGCATGGAAGGCGCGCGGCGGTGCTGCTATCGGGGCATCCACCGCGTTCCGCGCACGATCCGGCCGACCGGTTCGAGCACAAGCACCTCGGATTCCTTCTCGCTGCGCACGAGCGCGCTGCCGCGCCGCTGGGCTTTCTCGAGCGATGCGTGACGCCTCGGCTTGCAATACCTGCCGACCGTCACGAACAGCGGCGCACGCGCGCCGACGGGCCCGAGCGTCAGCTCGTCGATGCGCGCTTCGAGTGCTGCGGCGTTCGCGCGCCAGGTGTCGGCCTTCAGTTGCGCGGCGTCGCGCTCGGCGGTGAGGCGCTCAACGGTGGCGCGGAGGCATTCGATGATCTGCGCGGCGTCGATGACGCGAGCATTCGGGTCCACCGAGTCGTCGACCAGGCCGACCGAAACCAGCGCCGGAGCAGCATCGTCCGGTGACGTATCGCCGGGCTGCGCGGCTGGCGTGGCTGGCTGCGCTGCGCGCGCGAGCCAATACACGTACTCGTTGCCGCCGCCGGCCCGCTTCTCGCGCTCGACGAGCGCCTCGCCGAGCATCCGGTTCAGCTCCTTCGTCACGTCGAGATGCGGGAGCCCGGTTCCAGTCGCCACGGCCTTCGCCGTGGCTTCCGATGTCGCGGCGAGATACTTCTCGATGTCCTCTCTCACGCTGCCTCCCATATTGCATGCTGCGCAGCCGGCGCGACCTGACCGCCCTCGACCCAGAATGCTTCGATGGCTTCGGGCAGGCCGCCGGGCGGCGTCTTCAGGCTCATGAACACGAGCGCCGTGTCGATCTGGTCGCTGTAGGCGAGATCGTCGAGCCAGTAGAGCAGCCGGTCGCGCTCCGGGCCGACCAGGACGTCGGCGCGATCGAGCACGAGCAGCTTCAGGCCCGAGAAGTGGCTAATCGCCGCGGCGATGTGCGCGTCGACGCGCCAGCGCTCGGATTCGGACAGCAGGGCGTAGGCGCGGCCATCGGCGAGGATCTCCATCTCAGGCGTGATCGTCACGTCGGCCCATTCGGACATTTCGGCGAGCGCGACGATGCGCTCGTTCATCGGGATGAGCGCTTCGCTGAGCAGGTCGGCTGGGATGCCATTCGGCGCGAGCGCGTCGGCGATCGCCTCGTACGCCGCGACGTCTTCGTGCAGCGCCGCAGCCTGCTTCGCCAGATCGGCGGCACCGGCGGCGCGCTGCTCGATTTCGCGAAGCGTCGCGATGTCGGTGTCTAGCTGCTTGCGGCGGCGCTGAAGGTCCGCCAGTTCCGAGCGCGCGGCGTCGCCGCTCTCGCGTGCGGCGGCCGCGCCGCTTTCCTCCGCATCGTCTTCGAGCGCGCGCAGCTGCGTCGCCGCCGAGTTCGCCGCTTCGAGGTCACGTTTGCGGTTCGCGGCTGCGTTCTGCAGCGTCTTCAAACCCTGCTCGTACTCGGGCAGCTTCGCGGCCGCGGCAGCATCGCGCGCGCCGGCCGCGGCTGCCGCCGACAGCACGCCGTTGAGGTAGCGCAGGAGCGCGCCGCACTCGGGGCACGCGCATTCGGTGCCGGCCGGCGCCGCGCCGGCGAGCACGCGAAGCGCTTCGACCTTGGGCAGGAATTCGGCGACCTGCTCGTCGGCGAGCTGCGCGAGCTCGACCGCTTTCGCGTAACCGGCGGCGCGCGTGCGCAGGTCGGCGATTTTCGACGCCCGCGCACGTGCCGCGGTGTCAGCCGCGTCAGCTGCGCCGATCTGCTGCTGCAGCTCACCGATCCGGTCGTCGAGCGCCGCGCGATCACCCGTGAGCTTCCGCAATGCTGCCTCGTCGAACTCGACCGCCGCCGGCCGCCACGTCGCACCCTTCTGACTGCCGTACGTCTCGCCGGTCGCGTTCCGCCACGATTGCTTCGCGCCGCGCGCGGTCGGCCGCTTCCTTCTGCGCTGCTTCGAAGCCGGCGCGCAACATCGGCGTGATCGCGGCGAGCCGCGCGGCGGCCGGTGCCGGCACCGCATCGGCGCGGAACCCGAGCCTGTCGAGCAGCCGGGCACGCATTTCGTCGACGCCGATCTTCACGCCCATCAGGTCGTACAGAAACGCGCGACGCTCGGCCGCGCCGAGGTGCGCGAACCGCTGCGCGTCGAGCACCAGCGGAAGGCGCGGATCCTCGGCGAGCTCGCGCTTCAGCTTGCCGGACGGCAGCATGACGCTGTTCGCCTGATCGCCGCATGCGACCACGATCTGGCCGCCGTCAGCTCCCTCGGTGACGAGCGAGCCGTATTCCTTCTTCAGCGTGACGCGCACGGTGTCACCGGTGAGCGCCATGCGCACGGCTTCCTGAAGGCTGCTCTTGCCAGCGCCGTTCGGGCCCGTAAAGAGGGCGACGGGCTTCGCGAGCCGGATGTCCGCCGTGCGGATTCCGAGCACGTTCGCCACGTAGATGTCGGTGATTTTCATGATTTCTCTCCCTGCGGTCCGCGCGGCCGCAGCACCGTGCGACCGCCGTCCGAATCCATCGCACTGACGATGCCCTTGGCTTCGAGCAGCTCGACCAGCCGCGCGGCGCGGTTGTAGCCGATCTTGAACTGCCGCTGGACGCTCGAGATCGTCACTTTTTGCTGCTCGATCACGAACGCTTCGACTTGGCCGTACAGCGGATCTTCGTCGCCCTGGCGCGCCTGTTCCTCGTGCCACTCCTTCCAGCCCTTCACCCATGCGATGCACAGCTCGCCGGCCATCACGGGGCATTCGCTTTCGGGTTTGCCTTCGGCGGCCGCCTGCCGGCCGGCCTGATGCTGTTCGTCGAGCTGCGCTTGGGTCGGACCGTCGCCGAGCTTCGGCACTTCGCGGAATTCCGCGTCGACGACGTCGTCGCCACTGGGGCGCTGCCCGTCCATGCCGTCGCCGTCCTGAGCGGTGTATTCGCGGCCGAGGTCGAGTCCGCGCTGATCCGATTCACCGCGAACGTCGTCCATGCCGCCGGTGTGCTCGTCCGGGTTTGCCACAACGACCAGAACGGTTTTCCCGCTGGCCTCGTAGAGCTCGTGCAGGTTCGGCTGGGAGCCGCCAAACTTCACGACCGCCTTGACGCCGTCCTTGATCGTGATCTGATCGAGGTCACCCTGCACGACGATGCGGCCGTTGCTGGCGATCAGGTGCGTGGCCATCTTCACGTTGTGGTCGACGCGCGCACGCAGGCGATCGATGACATCGTTCTGCTTCTTCTCGGAGAGCTTTACCCAGATGTCGGGCATCAGCTTCATTTCGGTCACCAGCGCGGAAAGCAGGTCTTTGCCGATGCTGTCGGCGGTCATCTGGAGGACGTTCTTGTCGGTCATGTCGAAATCCTTGGCGTCGGTAGGTGCGCGTTAGTCGGCGTTGATCGGGTTGCGCGGCCGACGGCCGGCAGGCGCAGTCGTCTGGGCGGTTGCCTTGCCGGTGGCCGACTGTTCAGCTGCCGCGGTGATCGCGCGCATGCGCGCGGAGGCGAGGGCGTTCAGTTCGGCCTTGGCGGTTTCATCCGGCACGCCGCTGATCGCGCTGCGGGCGAGGTCGAGGTCTTCGGGCGTCTTGGCGGACTCGATGTCCTCGCGGATGCCGCGCACGAGGCCGGCGACGTCGAAGTCGAAACCGCCTTGCTGATGTTCGTCGTCGCGTTGCCCCGAATCGTCATCGTCCGTCTGCTGCGCAGCGGTCGCCGTTTCTCCGGTGTCCGTCTGGGTCGCAGGGGTATGGGGTTGCCGCACCGTCTGCGACGGATCCCGCGCAGCGTCGTACGCGCCATGCTGCCAACCGGGCTGCGGATCGGATTGCGTTTCGCGGCCAACTTCCTCTGCCTGTTGCGCGCGGCCAGCACGCATCTCGTCGAGGGTCGTTCTGTTGACCGAGTACGAGCCGTCCGGGTTGACGTCCACGATGTCAGCTGCTTCCTCGACAGTGATGAGGCCCATCAGCAGTTCGGGAGCGTAGAGCTTCCCGAAGAACGATGCCGTGCGGTAGCGCAGCATGACTTCGTCCATCGTCTGCCACTTGCTGCCGTTCTTCGTGTACCAGCCTTCCTTGACCGCCATCTCGATCGACACCGCAGGTGACTCGATGCGCTCGCCCGTTTCCTTCTCGATCGCCCACGCGACGCAGACCTTGTCGATAATCGGCACGCGCTTCGTGACGTTGCTCCGGTTACCGTTTTCCCAGACCGTGTCGACGCGCTCGACGGTCTTCTCACCCAACACCTTGATGTCGAAGCGCAGCGGCGAGAAGCGGCCGCAGCCATTCACGGCGGCGATGATCCACTGCGACGACCACGACGGCCGACCTTCGACGATGTACAGGTTCTGCATCACCATCAGCGGATCTGCGCCCATGCGCTGCGCCATGTTCAGCGCGACGACAGCGTTCGCGAGGGCGTTCGGGTTCTCGCGCGATTCCTTCACGTTGCCGTACTTGTCGAGCTTCTCGATCACCTTGCGGTATGCGGCGGGCACGAGCGTCGACGACGCGAGCAGGTTCGCAGCGCGTTGCATCAGCTCGAACGACTGCAGCGAGCCGAAGCCGGGCGTGACGGCGGGTAGATTTGCCTCGCGCGGGAGGGGCGAGCGGATGGATTCCAGGGTGGTAGGCGTGGACATAGAGATCTCGAGAGTTAGTCGTGAAACTGGCAGGTGCCGTAGCGCGGGCAGTATTTCTTGTCGCAGAGCAGCGACTTGGGGTTCGGGTAGAAGCGGCCGGAGCGGAACATGTCCGCGGCGAACTGGATGAGCCCGGGTGTTTCCTCGGTGCCGAGCATCACGCGCTTAGCGTTCGCGATCGGCGCGGTCGCGATCTCCGGCGTGCCTTTCGTCTTCAGGCCGATGATCTCGGAGGTGTCGCCGATCTGGTCGCCGGTCGTGTGCTCGTACAGCAGCTCGTACGTGCCGATTTGCGGACCATGCCCCTTCGTGACGGCCGCGCCTTTCTGGACGGCCGACGAACCGCTTTTCAGGTCGGCGATGCCGACGCCAGCCGCGGAGCGCCGCACACGCGCGCGGTCCATCGTGCCAGTCAGGCGAATCGTGATGCCGCCGCCGCAGTCAATTTCGAGCGGCTTCGTCTCCATCTCGACGGCGATGAAGTCGTAGCGCGGTGCGACCTCGAGGCAGTATTTTGTGGTGAGCGAGAGCCCGATGCGCTCGGCCTCCGACAGGCTCAGGTCGTCGCGCGCCGGATCGAATTCATTCTCCGGGTCGCGCAGCTTGTCGACGAAGGCGCCGGCCGCATCGTCGACTGTCAGACCCGAGCCGTCGAGACGCGCCTGGTCGAATACGGCGGTGCCGGCATGGATCGCCGTGCCGAGGGCGGCGCGCAGACCGACGACGTTGCGCATCTTCAAGAGGTGAATGCCTTCCCAGCGATACGCGCAGTCGAATAGTCCGCCCCAACTGGATGCGCGCACGGTATAGACCGACGGAGTCATGCCGCACCTGCAGTTTCGGCTTCGACATCGGCGGCCGGCGCCGGCATCTTCTCGACGCACACGTACGGGAAGCGATCGGGAAACGGCTTGATATGCTTGTAGAAGTGCGAGCCGAGCGAGTCGGCGCCCTTGAGCGCGTCGAAGTTCGCCTGCGTGAAGCAGGTGTAGTGGTACAGCGACGTCGGCGCGGCGGTCTTGCGATCCTTGAAGCGGACGGCGAGCGTTTCGGTTTCGGCGTCGTAGCCGATGCTGTGAATCTGCGACGACTCTACGGGCAGGGTGTCGATGGTTTTCATCTCGGATGCTCCTGACGGTGGCGAGCGCCGACAGCGCGCAAGCTTGAGGCGCGACGGCACTGGATTCGAACGAAAGGGTGGAAGCCGCACCCCGCGGGATGCGAGGCGATGCGACTAGGGGCGTTACAGAATGCCGAAGTGCTTGGTCAGGCCGTCGACGACAACCGCGACAACGGCGACAGCGATTAGGATGGCGACGACAAGGGCGCGCGCGGCGCGCGGGTGCCGGCGCTCGAAGAGGTCGGCGTGGTCGGTGAAGCGGCTCATGCGGGCCTCGTGACGAAGGCGGCGATAGCCGTGCCGTCAGCATTCAGCCGGGCGAGCACAAATGTGCACGCCGCGGCGATCGTGAGCGCGACGAGGTAACCGGCTATGGGATTCCATTCGAAGAGTCGGTCGAGCAGAGCACCGAGGTAGTCGAAGGGCGTGTTCATCCGAGGTTCCGTAGGTAGGGGCCGGCGATATACGCGCCGTACCAGAGGAGACCGGCCGCAGCACCGTATGCCGCCGCCCATGCCGAGCCTTCGATCACGTAGCGCATGCGTGATACAGGCGATCGCTTGTTTTTGCGCGATACAGGCTGGAGGCTGTTAAGAGCAGCGCGCATTAGTGCCCCCTCCGAAGGTTCCGCTCGGCGAACGTCGCGACGTTGTGCTTCGTGCGGTCGAGGATCTGCTGCGCGATCGCCTCGCTGCCGACCATGGCGATGCCGAGTGCGGCCTTGCTGATCAGCATTTCCATCACGTTCGCGAGGGCGTTCGGATTGCCATACGCGCCGGATTCACGCACGTAGTCGGCGATCAGCTTTTCTGCGAGGTCGCCGCATTCGGCAGGGGATTTGAGGTAACTCATCAGTCAACTCCGGCAATGGTGATGTGCCGCATCTTCTCCGGCGCAGCCTTTCGGCCGGCCTTGATCAGTGCAGCGTCGAGGGCAAGGCGCACGCCGGAAGTCAGCAGCAGCTTACCGTTGTGCCGCGCCGCGTCGTCCTCGGCGGCGATCAGTTCGAGGGCCATGAGCGCGTCAGCTTCCACGCCCGGCGCGAAAATGGCTTTCGCCTCCTGAACCAGCTCCAGCGCGCGCTCTTTCATCCAGTGCGCGTCATGCTCGTAGCTCGGATCGCCGCGATACCAGCAATCGACGGCCGAAATTTCGGTTTCGAGCCAGTCGAACGCGGATGGCTGCTCGTTGATCTTTTCCATGTGGTCCTCGGTGTGGTGTGATTGGCCGCCGTAGCGGGCGCGGTTGGTCAGGCGAGGCGCACCAAGCGGCCGTAGCGAATGGCCCACACTTGGCCGCGCGAGTCCTTCCACGAATCCGAGTGCATCAATTGCTGTTCCATGTCTTTCTCCTGTAGCGGACGCGGTTGTTAGGCGCGGGGCGTTTTTGCGATCGTCTCGACGCGGCGCGCAATCCGATCGGCCGCATCCTCTGCATCGCGCTGTGAGACGCCGGGGATTTCGAGCAGGTGTTCAAGCGCGATTGCCTCGACGCGCTCACGGGTAACGTCGGCGAACCGCTCGTTGAACACGCGGCAGGCGTTTTCGAAGTCGGCGTCGAACTGTTGCGCGGCATGATGGCCGTCGATGTACTGGCGCAGTTCGGTCTTGTTCATCTGCCAAAAGAGACGTTCGGCTTGCGGCTTGTCGGTGCGGATCAGGAAGCGGGTCATGTCAGCACCACACGACGTGTTTCCAGTCGACCAAGCGACGGATCGACCAGTGGCGCCGCAGCGCGGGCAACTCCATGTCCGGGCATGCGACCTCGAGATAGCCGCCCGCGAGCAGCACGATTTCGGTGTGGAGGCGATGGAAGTTCATTTCATGCCTCGTCCCACAGGCGCACGCGGGCCGGAACGCGCCCGCCGCCCGAGTACTCGGCGACGCGCTTCGCCGCGGCAGAGAAGGCATCCTCGAACGCCGCCATCAGCAGCCACTGGAAATGCGCGCGGTCTGAGGTGTCGCGGTAGGCGTCGACGATCTTTTGCTGCTCGGACTCGTTCAGGCCGGCGAGCGCTTCGAGCACGTCGTCGAGCTTGACGACCGCAGTCGCGCGCTCGAGCACTTCGTCGGCAGCGTCCTGCGCATCGTTGAACTGCTGCAGCTGCCGATCCGACCAGAATTCGGCCGCGCGCTCGGTTGTGGTGGGGAGCATGTCAAGCCTCCTTGTGATGAGCGCGTTCTCGCTCAATCAGCAAGCGCGCGATGAGGCTGACCACGAATTCGTCCTTCTTTTCACCGAGCCGATAGCGCTCGAAAAGCAGATGGGCCGCCCGGTCTGTGGCACCGTTTAGAATGGTGTCGATCACCTTGTCCCACTCAACCAAGGATTTCGCGATGTCGGTATTAGTCATGGATTGCCCCCATCCACAGTGCGGCGCAAAGGACGTTGGAATGCAGGCGGTCGCTGAAAGCCGCGATTTGACGCCGTGCCTTGTGCTTTTCAGGTGCCCGAGGTGCAAGGGAGCTGTTGCAGCCGAACTGCAGTTGACCGTCGCGATATCTCCCGTCAGTCACGTTGGAGACTTCCGTGAATTGGCGAAGAGTTATGGCAAGAATCTTCGGATTTATCCGCAGCCCGCACCGCTCGATATTCCAGGTCACCTTCCGGCAGATATCGCTCAACTGTTTGGAGAGGCATCCGCGACGGTGCTCGTATCGGCTACGGCTGCCGCACAAACTTTCCGCCACGTGCTTGAGCTCGCGTTGAAGACCCTGAGCCCCGAAATCGAAGCGTGGCGACTCGACAGGCGAATTGATGCCCTCGCTGCAAAGCACCTCATCACGCCCGCCATTCAGGAGTGGGCTCATCAGATACGCCACCTCGGCAACGAGGCTACGCATAGCGAGTTGGCGACGCGCGAACAGGCCGTCCAGATGGAGCGCTTCACGCGCTACGTGCTGCTGTACCTGTACACGCTGCCGAAAGAGATCGAGCTTGCGCGCATCACTGATGCCTGAAGGCATCGGATAGCGTGATCGGGCTTGGTGGATCATGGCGGCCTCCATATCAAGAGGATTGCTAAGAGATTTGCTGTGTGCTGTGATGAACTTGCGTTTCAGCAGTCTCACGGCTGGCGCCTCGAAGTGACGAAACGCCAGCGGTCAGACTGCTTCACTCGCGCGCCCGACTACTCCCGGCCGTGCCGGCTCCGGGCCGCGCGAGGTTTGTGCCGATTACGACGCCATCGGTCACGTGGTGCTGGCTGTCTTGCATCAGGTCCGTTCAAGCCTGCAAGCGGTAGCCAAACATCGGCCTAGCGCGCTGCGCCTGTCCTGACTCACGACGCTGATCGCGCCGGCCGGTTGCTCCGCATGTGCGGTCCCGGCTTACCTTCGATTGTTAGAGAGCGATCCGCCTAGGCGGTGGCGCGGCATCGGTGTCGCGTTGGAAGTGACTTTAGCGAAACGCGAAAGTCATGTCTATAGCGAAACGCGAAAATGTCGGGGAAATTTGTAACAGGGGCGCCGAGGCCGGTTTCTTAAGCGTCTGCTGACGGCAGTTGAAAGTCTTCGGTAACTGGGGCTAAACTACTGTACATGCATACAGTATTGGTGGCGAAAAAGAGCGAGGGCTGGGATGAATCGAAAAGCGAAGGGGGCCGAGCTGCGGTGCAAGGCAGGTGATCTCGCGCGAGTCGTACACTCGCTGAACGAGGCGTTGTTCAATCGGATCGTGTCGGTCGTGCAGCTGCACGAAGATGGGCGCTGGGAATGCGAACTCGTCGGCGCACCGGTGCTCGGCCTAGCCGATGACGGGGAGGGATTGATCTTGACCCGAGATTGGCTGTTCCCGGATTCCTGCCTTCAGCCACGCGTCTCGACGCGCGTCGCGGCGTCAGCCGCCTTTGCCGAACCGCTTCTTTGTTGACTGCGAATCGTCCGTGTGCGCGGGCGACTGCGAAAGGATCCAGCCAATAAAGGATTCCACCTGAGCCCGCTGAGCAGGATTCAGTTTTTCCCACCCAGCTGGGGTATCTGCTGACGGGGGCACCGCAGCCGCCAAGGAATGATCGGTATCGAGCCAGCCGGCTGGCTTGCCAATGTTTTCTTCGATCTTGCGTGCCGTGGCGGCACGCATTCCGCGCGGCCGGCCGGTTTTCGAATCCCTGGCGCCGTCTCGCAGATTGGTGAACTGGGAATGGGACATGCCGCATGCCGCTGCTGCAGCAGCCGGGCCGCCGTGCTCCGCTTCAATGAGCCGGAGGTTCTCCCGGCGGATTTCATCGATGTCCTTCATGTGTGGCATTCAATAGCAAAACGCTAAAGCCGTATATGCGCGAAACGCTATAGACATTCCTTTCGCGTTTCGCTAAAGTCCCGTGCATGGACCTGAAAACCTACCTTTCCGCCGAGCGCGGCCGGCTTACGGCTCTCTGCCGAGCAATCGATGCGCACGCATCCGACGTTAGTCGCTGGGCGAGTGGCGAGCGTCCCATTCCGATTCCGTTCGGTTGGCCGATCGAGCGCGCGACTGGTGGTCAAGTCACGCGCGCGGAGATGTTTTCGGTCGAGGTAATCAAGCGCGTTTGGCCGGAACTGCTCGAGGCACCCCCGGTGTAATCGGTTCGCGCTGGTCCTGTTTGTTGAGTCGGCCAGGCGCGTCCTGGCCGTTATTTCGCCCCGGCGCCAACTGGGTAAGCAAGTGGGTAATCAACTGGGTAACGATTGATTTTTCGTATGAACCAGCCAGAAATCAGGATGTTCGCGCTGTGGACGCCGGCCGCCACGCTGCCCGAGAGCGAGATCGAAGCTATGACGTTCGAGGAGTGCCTGGCGAAGGCGCTCGAGATGGGCATTACGCGATTCGATCGAAAGACGCTCGCGAAGAAATCGAAGATCCACTATCCGCACCTTGGAGACCTGATCGCCGGCCGCCGGCCGTTTCCCGCGACGAAACTGCACCTGTTCTGCATGTTCAGCGGCTGCGATTACCCGCGGCAGTGGCTCGCGATCCAGGAGCGCAAGGCGATCGAGGAATACCGGCAGCTCAGCTAGCAGGCGATCGGCGAGTTCGTCCAGCAGGCGTTCGGCCAACGGCAGGTGGCCGCATGACGCTGACTCTTAGCCAGCGCGACCTTGGCAAGCCCTTCGCCGTCAAGCTCGGGCGTCCCATGACCTACCTCGGCATCGTCGAGGAAAAGCATCTGTTCATCTACCGCGATCCCCCGCAGGACTACCTCGCGTTCCGGGCCGACCAGCTCTGGATGCTCGAGCGCGTGCGTCCCGAGGCGGCGCCGATCGACAGCAACAAGAAGGAGGGCGGCTCGTGCTGACCCAACTGTTCGAGCGCGCGGCGTTCCGCGCAGGTTGGCGCGCAGCGCGCGCCGGCGTCGCGTTCCATGAGAACCCGCTGCGCGGCCCGCTCGCAAGCTTCGCGCGGCAGTGGGGGCGCGGCTGGGCTGCGGCGAACGACTGCCCGCGTTGGTACAGCGTTTTCGATTGGGAGGCAGGGATTCGCCCGATATCCGCTGAATTGGCGTTGGAGGCGGCATGACGTGGGCGCACGACGACCTCGCCAAGGATCTCGCCGCGCATCTTCGCGGCACGTCCGATCGCCTCGTATGGACCGACATGCAGCTCGGGCCGGCCGGCTCGCCGCGGCCCGACGTCTACACCGTGCCGTGCTCGTTCGCGCGGTTTCAGCCGGTCGCCTACGAATGCAAGATCAGCGTTGCCGACTTCCGGCGCGACGTGACGGCGGGGAAGTGGACCTCGTACCTGCGCTTCGCCGCCGGCGTGATCTTTGCCGCGCCGGCCGGGCTGCTGAAGAAAGACGACATTCCGGCCGGTTGCGGGCTGATCGTACGCGGCCCGGACGGCTGGCGGTCGCTGAAGGGCCCGACGCTGAAGAACATGGAGAACCTGCCGCGCGATGCGTGGATCAAGCTGATCATCGACGGCATGGCGCGGCTCGCGAACTCGAACCTCGAACAGCTTCGGGTCGGGCTCCACAGCGAATGGTCGATCGAGAAAACGCTCCGCAAACGGCTCGGTGAAATCGTCGCGGACGCGATGAGGGACCGGCTGCATGCTGAGCGTCGCCTGAAGGTTGCCACTGATCGGCTGGAAGGGCTCGCGGTCGAGGCCGAAAGCGAACGGCGCCTGATCCTCGACCGTGCGAAGGAGAGTGCCCATCGCGACGCTGCCCAAATCGACAGTGCGCGCATCGAACTCGCGCATGCGCTCGGCCTGCCGGCGAGCGCTGGGGCATGGGAAATTGCCAGCGCCTGCAAGCAAGCCGCGCGCCGGGTCAGCATCGATCCCGAGGTCAAGCGACTCCGTCAGCAGCTCGAGCGCATTCAGGTTGTGATCGAATCGGCTGCCGAGCCGCTGCCGCACATTGCGCGGGAGGTCACGTGAACTGGATCGACAGATCACACCGCGGCGACTGCCGCGACCTGATGCGCGCGATGATCGCCGATGGCGTGCGCGTGCAGACGATCGTGACGTCGCCGCCGTATTGGGGACTTCGCTCGTACCTGCCGGACGGCCACCCCGACAAGGCGCGCGAGATTGGCCAGGAGCCGACGCTGCGTGAGTTCATCGACACCATGGTCGGCTTATTCGACCTCGCACGCGAGCTGCTCGCTGACGACGGCACGCTCTGGCTGAACATGGGCGATAGCTACGCGGGGTCGCGCAGCGGGCCGGACGTCGGCTCGACACTGCAGGGCACACGGCGCAACCAGGCCGAATCCCGGAAAGCGCGGGCGAGCATGACCGCGAGCCGCCGCCGCGACAACGCGCCGGTACCGCGCTCCGATGTGCGCGTCGACGGCCTGAAGGCGAAGGATCTCGTCGGCCAACCGTGGCGTCTCGCGTTCGCGCTGCAGGACGCCGGCTGGTATCTCCGGCAGGACATCATCTGGCACAAGCCTAACCCGATGCCGGAGAGCGTGCGCGACCGCTGCACGAAGGCGCACGAGTACCTGTTCCTGCTCAGCAAGAACCCGAAGTACTACTTCGACCAGGACGCGATTCTTGAACCGGTCAGCCCGAACACGCACGCGCGCCTGTCGCAGAACGTGCAGGCGCAAATCGGAAGCGAGCGCGCGAATAGCGGTGCGAAGACGAACGGAAACATGAAGGCCGTCGGCCGCGGCGTTGGCTGGGGCCACGGCACTGATGCTGCCGAGCGTGACCGCGGGCGCGTGATGCGCAAATTGGCCGACGACGGCAGCGGCACGAAGAATAACGGCAGCTTCGACGAAGCCATGGCAATCATGCCGACCGAGCGCAACCGCCGGTCCGTCTGGACGATCCCGACACAGTCGTACAGCGGCGCGCACTTCGCGACCTTCCCCGAAGCGCTGGTCGAGCCGTGCGTGCTCGCCGGCAGCAGGCCGGGCGACGTCGTGTTCGATCCGTTCTTCGGTAGCGGCACGACGGGCCAGGTCGCGCAGCGGCTCGGCCGCCGCTTCCTTGGCTGCGAGCTGAACCCCGAATACGAGCCGCTGCAGCGCGACCGCTTGCGGCAGCCGAGCCTGATGCTGGAATCTGCATGAATCAGCTCCCGAATCCTCTCACCCCAGCGGATTGCAACCTCCGCGATTTCCCGTTCATGCCGCTCGAGGTGAAGCGTCTGTTGACGTCCGAGACGTGGATCCTCGGAACCGGCGACGAACGCGCAGCCGCGATCACGTTGTGGCTTGAGAGCTGGCACCAGATCCCGGCCGCTAGCCTCCCGGCCGACGACCGCATGCTCGGCCATCTTTCCCAGTCGAAGAACTGGAAGCGCGTGAAGGAACACGCGCTGCGCGGCTGGGTGAAGTGTGCCGACGGCCGTCTCTATCACCCTGTCGTCGCCGAGAAGGTGCTCGAAGCGTGGGTCTCGAAGCTGACCAGCAGCTTGTCGGGCACAACCGGCAATGCAAAGCGCTGGGGTATCGAGGTCGACACCGTAGCCGTGCGCGCACAGATCGTCGAGGCCGCGAACCTCCTGAAAGCGATCGCGCCGCAATCCGAATGGCTGCGGAAAAAGCAGGTCCGGGAGATCGTATCCGATTCGCGGAGCGATCCCGATCCGATCGCCCCCCGATCACCAATGCAATCGCCCCCCGATTCGCCCCCCGATCGCAAGAGAGAAGGAGAGGGAGAAGTAAACATAAACCTAAGCGGCGGCGGCACAGCACAGGCAGTAGGGGGCGACCCGCCGATCGCCGCCGCCGCTTTCGTCGAAATCCTTCGCTCCTCCGGCGTCGGCTTCGCCGCCGATGACGCGCGGCTGGCCAGCTGGCCCGAGCGCGGCGTGACCTCGGACGACCTGCGCGCGGCGATCGCCACGGGCCGCAAACGCCGTGAGCGCGAGCGCTCCGAGCAGCCGCTGAACCTCGGCCTGCTCGAGCTCATCCTCGGCGACCTGCTCGCCGCACGCGCCGCGAAGCCCGCGTCGGGTACGCGCACCGTCGGCGACTGGTGGCGCTCGTGGACCGGCATTGTCGAGCACGGCCGCACGCTCGACACCGAGCAAGGTCTTGACGAGCCGCCGTTCGATTTCAAGCTGCGCGTGTTCGACGCGGCCGGCGACGGCCCGTGGTGGGACGACCACAACCGCGCATTTCGCAACACTGCCGGTCCTGTCGCGGCCGGCGCACTGCTGGGGGAAGGGCGATGAACTGCAAAGTCGGCGACATGGCGGTGATCACGCGTGGCGGTGCCCGTGACCGCATCGTCGAGGTGAAGGCGCCTTACGGCGATTACCTGCACCTCGGCTTCTGCTGGTACGTCGAAGCGCCCACGCCGATCCCAGCGACGGACGTTGTCACGTTCGAACCGTGCGAGGTCAAGACCGGGTGGATTCCGGATGCGTGGCTGCGCCCGATCAACGGCGTGCCGATGACCGACGACGTGACCGACGAGGTGTCGGCATGACGCAGCAATCCCTCATCGGTCAATCGCCCGTTGCGCGTCGCGTCGAGTTCGTCGTTCCCGGTAAGCCGGTCGCGAAGGGACGGCCGCGCTTCTCTCGCCACAACGGCATCGTGCGCACGCACACGCCGGAAGAGAGCGAGCGATACGAAAACCTCGTGAAGATGGCCGCGCGCGAGGCGATGCGCAGCGCAGCGCCGTACGCCGGCCCGATCCGGCTGATCGTGCACATCGGCCTGCCGATTCCGGCGAGCTGGTCGATGAAGCGCCAGGGCGAAGCGGCCGCCGGCGCCATCGGCGCGACGAAGAAGCCGGACGCCGACAACGTTGTCAAGGCGTTGAAGGACGGCATGAACGGAGTGGTGTACGTCGACGACGGCCAGGTCGTCGACCTCTGGGTGTCGAAGCGCTACGCGCGCACGCCGGGCGTGCGGATCGAGGCGATCGAATTGAATCTGAAGTCAGCATAAGGAGCGGGGCCTTGAAAGCAAACGGAAAACTCACGATCAACGCCATCATCGCGGCCATGAAGCCCGGTGTTCGGTATTCGGCGCACGACCTCGCACGCCGCATGAAGCATCCCGTTTCGTCGGTGCGCCAGCTGCTCGCACTCGACGTCGCGCTCGCGCGGCTCGACTGCCACTCGGAGAGCCGCGGCCGTATGTACTCGCTCGCGGGCACGAGCCGCTCGCCGGGCACGCACGTCGACACTCGCATCCGCCCGGACTTCACCAGCAACCTCTCGGGCTACATGTCCGAGCTCAACACGCGCCAGGCGCTGGCGATGATGACGCGGGGTGGCCGGTGATCGCCATCTTCGAGAACACGCAACAGGCGCTGCACGTCGGCTTTCTCGTGACGTCGCTGCCGCCGCGGCAGAAGCAACAGTTCCGCCTCGCGCTGATCCAGATCCTTGAATCCGTCGGCCGCCTGACTGCTCGGCAAGCTGAGTTTCTCGACTACCTGTACGGCAGCTCATCGGGCACGATCAACTTCGACGGGCTTAGCGGTGACGAAATCCGGGCCCAGTGCGCGATGGTCGTCGCGGCCGTGCACGACCATCTGCTGAAGCCGGAGCGCAATGCGGTGTGGCTCCGCTATGCCTGCGGCATGCCGGCGCGGCCGGCAAGCGCGACGCGGGCGGCGGACCCGGGAATCCCACCGTCGGCTGAGTGGAAGCGCGCGCTGGTCGAGATGCGGACGTACCTGCGGCCGTCGCTCACCGTGACGGACAGTAAAGCGATCATGGCGCTGATCGCCGGGCACTCGCAGTCCCGCCAGCGTCAGGACGGGCTGTCGTACCGCGCCATTTCGGAGGAGACGCACATCACCGTCCGGACGCTCGAGCGGAATGCGCAGATCATCCGGAAGCGCCTTGTCGGACTGGAACAGCAGGCCGTGAAGCGGCTGACTCCGCTCTTCGAGCGAAACAACGTGACGATCGCGGAGGCTGTTGAGGCGTAAGGGGTACAGCGAAAATTCCCCTTGCAAATGTGGCGGATAGGGTGTAGATTTTCGCCAGATTGCAGAGTTGCGACCAAAGCCCGCTGAGCCGACAAGCCAGCGGGCTTTTTTGTTCGTCCCCTTGCTCGGCAGTTGTAGGTTCGTCAATATTTGGTTTCCAACTACGGGAGACCGGAAATGCCGAAGCTTACGCAGGAATTTCGGGAAGTAGTCGTCAGCACTACGGTTCGTGTGGGGCAGTTGAATAAAGCCGCTGTTGAATTTCGCGACAATGTCAAGCAGGCCGTCAGTGTCCCCGGTGCGGCGAAATTGGGTGTGGCTTGGCAGGACTCGCCTCCGGACCTGCCGGTGCCGGGATTTATTCTGACAAGTTTCGGCGGCAAGTTGATTGCGGAGTTCGACCACGTCTTCAATGGGGAAGACGTGATGGGCCGGTTTCGGTTCTACCGTCACGTGGGTGATGTTGTTGAACCGAAGTTCGCGGAATTCTGGGCGATATTGTTCGATGCGAACGGGAACGCCACGTGGTCGAGTTCAGGAGGCCTGGAGTGGTCGACATCGAACGAAGGCGATCTGCGTGAGTTCGTGTATCGGCTGCTCGCGGAGCTCTACGGCAAGTTCGATAGAGTTTGAAACTATGTCGAAGTAATTTGCGGAGCCCGCCGAGCCGGAGCTAGCGGGCTTTTTCGTGCGGTGTTATTTCACGTCAGGCTTGGTACGAGGAACGCGCTTGACCGTGGGCTTAGACGCCTTCGCCGCAGGTTTCGCTGCCTTCTTAGCCGGCATGCGGACCGTCGGCTTGGAATCCTCGAGTACCGCGGCGAGTTGTTCCCAAGTGTATTTGTGAGCGTTGACGCTGTTGCCCTTCGGCCACCATTCGACAGATCCCTTGCTGAATTTCAGGGCACCGATCTTCCGGCCATTGGTGCTCTTTACGGTCAGAATTTGATCGACTTTTCCGATTTCAACTTCGGAAGTAAGTGCCAAGCTGACTTTTGCCATTGTTATTAATCCCCGTAGTGTGCCGGATTATTCCGGTGAGTAATTCTACGATATGGCCTGGGATCGACGAGCTGGCTTGTTGAAAAGCACTGGTTGATTTTGCCCGCTTGCTGTCGCCAGACACGCAGCCCGTTAAGCGAAAACTAACGGGCCGTTTCAGTGCAGCAGTGCAGATCCCTGGTTACGGGAGCAGGTGTTTCGCCGCGTGCTTCGCCAGATCCTCGATTTCTTGAATCGTCATGGCGTGTACGTTGTGATGGGATTCCAGCTTAACCAGGACGTTGATGCTGTTCGTGCCGTCCGACAGGATGACATTCAGTGCGCCGTGCGGTTGGACGTGCGGGTTCATTCCTACGGTCGTGAGTTTCATTTGGTTCTCCGATGATGGTGTGGCTGCGATAGCCCCTCGCTCTCGCAGTCAGCGAAGATGGCAGCGATATCGCGTCTTTCAATGGCCGATGTCCTCGTGTCACGAGAGCTTCTTGACGCAGATCAAATTGGTGAATCCCGACGATGACGAAATCAACCGCCGTCGCTGGTGTGTTGCCGGCTGCTCGGCCGTCGCCGCCCGATCTGCTCTTCGATGAGTCGAACTGGTTTCGCCACATCGCGCCTGCCGACGGCGTTGCAGAGTGGGTGGCCGATACGTTTCTGCGCGACGGCGCGCCGCTGCAGAACGAAGACCACGCGCACCTGGTCGACGCTGACATCGCCTACCTCTGGGCGGCCGTCGAGAACGTGCGCCAGATGCGCCGCGTCATCGGCCAGTGCGAAGAGGTGATGATTCGCGCGGGCGGCTGGCAGCGCGCCAGGCAGGAACAGCAGTATCTCGAATGGTTCGGCCGTGTGCCGACCTTCCTGATCACGCTTGATGCGCACTACGCGCGCGAGTGCAACGACCTGCAATGGTGTGCGCTCGTCGAGCACGAGCTGTATCACATCGGTCAGCGCAACGACGCGTTCGGCGCGCCGGCCTTCACGAAGGATGGCATGCCGAAGCTCGGCATCCGCGGGCACGACGTCGAGGAATTCGTCGGTATCGTCCGGCGCTACGGCGTGGCCGGCGGCGCGGGCGATACGGCTGAGCTCGTCGCCGCGGCCAGGCGCGCACCCGAGGTCGGGCACGCCGACATCGCGCGCGCCTGCGGTACCTGCATCCTGCGTGCCGCATAACCCGAACGCTTTTCCGCTATGGCAGCACTTCCCGCAACGATCAAGCTGTTCATCGTGCAGTCGCTGGCGTGCTTCGACACGATCTCGCGCACTGCGAAGGCCGTGCGCGAGGAGTTCGGCGTCGAGGTGTCGCCGCAGCAGTGCGAGCGCTACGACCCGACGAAGCGGGCGGGCGAGACGCTCAGCAAGAAGTACCGCGAGATCTTCGAGCGCACGCGTGAGGAGTTCCTCAACGACACGTCGCGCATCGGCGTGTCGCACCGCGCCGTGCGCCTGCGCGCGCTCGACCGTGCCGTCGCGGAAGCGGAGCGGCGCAACAACTTGCCGCTGATGGCGCAGCTGCTCGAACAGGCTGCGAAGGAATCCGGCGACGCCTACACGAACCGGCGCCGCCTCGAACACACTGGGGAGAACGGCGGCCCGATCGAGAACAGGACGGTCGTCGTCGATGAAAGCCAGGTCGCAGCCGCCGTCGCCAAACTCGAAGACGAGTATTGACCCCGCCATCGAGCGGGCCGTCCTGAAGGCGAAGTGCGAGCGGGACCACCTGTTTTTCAGCCGGTACTTCTTCAAGCACCGGCAGGCGATCAAGTTCCGCGTCAACTGGCACCACGTGCTGATCGCCGACACGGTGCAGCGCGTGATCGACGGCACGCTGAAGAACGTCGTCATCAACGTACCGCCGGGCTCGTCGAAGACTGAGTTGGTCGCGATCAACCTGATCGCGCGCGGCCTCGCGCTTAACCCGCGCGCGCGGTTCCTGCACATCAGCTACTCGGACGACCTCGCGCTGCTGAACAGCGAGACGGCGCGCGACATCGTCGCATCCGACGAGTACCAGGCACTCTGGCCGCTGAAGGTGGCTGACGACGCGAAGTCGAAGAAGCGCTGGAACGTGCTCGTCGACGGGAAGAAAGCCGGCGGCGTGTACGCGGTTTCGCTCGGCGGTCAGATCACGGGCTTCCGCGCAGGCCACATGACCGAGGGCTGGCAGGGCGCGATCATCATCGACGACCCGCTGAAGGTCGAGGACGCGTATAGCAAGACGAACCGGGACAAGGCGAACCGCAAGATTCAGTCGACCGTGAAGAGCCGGAAGGCGAATCCGGATACGCCGATCATCGTGATCATGCAGCGGCTCGCCGAGGAAGACCCGACGGGCTTCATCAAGGCCGGCAAGCTGCCGGGCGACTGGGAGTTCATCGAGATCCCGGCGCTGATCACGGACGAGTACGTCGCGAAGCTGCCGACGCACATCCGCGACCGCGTCGAGTGCGACGAGCGAGATGCAGACGGCCGGTACAGCTATTGGCCGTACAAGGAGCCGCTGCAGGAGCTGCTCGCGTCCGAGAAGGCCGACGCGTACGTGTTCAACGGCCAGTACATGCAGCGGCCGTCGCCGCTGGGCGGCGGGATCATCCAGAGCGGCAAGTTCCTGCGCTACGGCGCGCTGCCGCAGCTGCAGTACCGGAAGATCTTCGCCGACACGGCGCAGAAGACCGCCGAGCGGAACGACTACAGCGTGTTCGAGTGCTGGGGCCTCGGGTACGACAACCGCGTGTACCTGATCGACCTGGTGCGCGGGAAGTGGAAGGCGCCCGAGTTGAAGCGCCGCGCGATCGACTTCTGGAACAAGCACGCGGCCATCGGCGCTGACGACCCGGGCGCGCCGGTGCTGCGCCAGATGAAGGTCGAGGACAAGTCCAGCGGTACCGGGCTGATTCAGGACATTCAGGCCGAGGGCGGCATCCCGATCGAAGGCATCGAGCGCGTGAAGGACAAGCTGACGCGCGTGATGGACGTCGTCAGCCACATCGACGCCGGCAACGTCGGCGTCCCGCTGGATGCCCCGTGGGTCAGCGACTTCTTGACCGAGTGCGACTCGTTCACCGCTGACGACACGCACATGCACGACGACCAGATTGACCCGATGGTCGACGCAATCAACGACATGCTGGGAGGCGCGAAAGACCTGTCGGTCTGGGAGCGGCTTGCCGGTTGAGCACGACAGGATTTCCCGGAATGTCGAAACGGAAGCAACAGACGCGGCCGCCGCGCGCGCCGGCGGCAACGCACGGCCATCGCACGGTCGATTCGTTCGCCAACTTCGAAGCGCGGCTCGGATGGGGCGCCGACAACCAGGCGTCGGCGGCGCAGTACACGCTGACGTACCAGAGCCGCAACCGCGTCTGGCTGGAGGCGGCGTATCGCGGTTCGTGGATCGTGCGCGCCGCGGTGGACGCGATCCCGGAGGACATGACCCGCAAGGGCATCGAGATGTCCGGGCTCGATCCGACCGACGTGTCGAAGATGGAGACGGCGCTCACGCGCAAGGCGATCTGGGATCAACTCTGCGACACCGGCAAGTGGGCGCAGCTGTACGGCGGCGCGATCGCGGTGATGCTGATCGACGGCCAGGACATGTCGCAGCCGCTGCGGCGCGAGACCATCGGGAAGGGGCAGTTCAAGGGGCTGCTCGTGCTCGACCGCTGGATGGTTGCGCCGCCGGTCGGCGAGGTCGTGACCGAGTTCGGCCCTGATCTCGGCATGCCGAAGTTCTACGACGTGCTGCCGACGGCGATCGGCTTGCCACAGGGGCGCATTCACCATTCGCGCGTGCTGCGAATGGACGGCGAAGCGCTGCCGTTCTACCAGCGCATCAGCGAAAACGGCTGGGGTCTGTCGATTCTCGAGCCGATGTGGGACCGGCTCATCGCGTTCGACAGCGCGACGGTGGGCGCCGGCCAGCTCGTCTACAAGGCGCATCTGCGCACGCTGAGCGTCGAGAAGCTGCGCGAGATCATCGCGGCCGGCGGCCCGGCACTCAACGGCCTGCTGAAGCAGGTCGAGATGATCCGGCTCGGGCAGTCGAACGAGGGCATCACCCTCATCGACGCGACCGACAAGTTCGAGACGCACCAGTACACATTCAGCGGGCTGTCCGACGTGATGCTGCAGTTCGCGATGCAGCTCAGCGGCGCGACGGGCATTCCGCTCGATCGCCTGTTCGGCCAGCAGCCGGCCGGCCTGAGCGACACCGGCGAAGGATCGCGCCTGCTGTATCACGAGAAGGTGCACACGCGGCAGGAGCGGCGGCTGCGCAATCCGTTGCATGGACTGCTCGACGTGATGTGTCGTTCGGAAATCGGTCAGCCGCTCCCCGAGGACTTCTCGTACGAGTTCAACCCGCTGCAGGAGATGTCGGCCGCCGAAAAGGCAGAGATCGGCAACAAGACGGTCGACTCGGTGACGAAGGCCGTCGACGCCGACCTGATTCCGCGCAGCCAAGGCATGCGCGAGCTGAAGGCGTCGTCGCCCGACACCGGCATGTTCGGCGACATCCCGGACGAGGCGATCGAGCAGGCCGAGCGCGATGAAGAGGGCGAAGACCCGCCGGGAATCGACCCGGCGCTTCCGCTCGGGCCGCCGCCGAGCGCAGCCGCGCGCACGAACGATTCTCTGCTTCGCAGGCTTTTCCGACGTCGATGATCCTCACCCTCGATCGAAAGCGCGACCGGCGCAAGAACCCTGTCCGGCTGAGCGGTGCCGAGCGGCAGTACGGCAGTCAGTTGCGAAAGATCGCCCATCAGGTCGGCGTGCTCGTGAACGGCTTTCCGTCCGATGACGCGTCGTATGCGCCGACGATCGAGGAGCTGTTGCGTCGGTACGCCGAGGCGCTCGCGCCTTGGGCCGAGGCGACCGCGGCGCGCATGATCGCCGACCTGAATCGGCGCGACGAGCAGATGTGGATGAAGCAGGCCGCCGACATGTCGCGCGCGCTGCGCGAAGAGATCCGCGGCGCGGCCACCGGCGAGACGATGCGCGCGCTCCTGTCCGAGCAGGTGCGGCTGATCAAGTCCATTCCGCTCGACGCAGCCGAGCGCGTGCACCGGCTGACGCTGGAAGGAATCGTCGACGGCACGCGCGCCGCGCGGATCTCGAAGGCGATTCAGGAGTCCGGGCAGGTCGCGAAAAGCCGGGCCGACACCATCGCGAGAACCGAGGTTAGCCGCACGGCCGCGACCCTTACCGAGGCGCGCGCGCTCGACGTGGGCAGTCCCGGTTACTTCTGGCGGACGTCAGGAGACTCGGACGTGCGCGAGGACCATCGCGAGCTGGAAGGCAAGTTTTTCACGTGGGACAAGCCGCCGGTCGCGGATAAGCGGTCCGGCGCGCGGGCGCATCCGGGCTGCATCTACAACTGCCGATGCTGGGCCGAAGTCGTGCTTCCGAAGGACTGAAATGGCGAATCGAATCACTTTGCGCGTATGCGTGCGCACCGCATGGTGGCTGCCGCTGTATGTCCGGCTCCTTGCCGCCTGGTGCCGGCTCACGGGCACGGAACCCGACTACGAGCGAATCCGCGACGTCATCGCGCGCGGCGTCCTAACCAGCATCGAACACTGAACGTTCAGCAATCGCGCGCACACCGTACCAGCCGGGCCAAGCCCGTTAGACCCGACTGATCAATGCCCAAGCATCTGCACATCTACTTCCATACGTATGACGCGTCGTGGGAGGAATCGAAGCATCCGCGAGCCGCGAACGGCCAGTTCGGAGCAGGCGGCGCCACTGGGCCGACGGCGGCCGCGCCGACGACGCTGAAGGGCAATGAGCTTGGCGACTTCACCAGCATGAAGGAACTACGCCAGAAGGCGATCGCCTACGGCAAGCAGTTCGCTGGGAAGAAGTTCAAGAACGTGGCGACGGGCAACCAGATCGAGGTGACGAACGGTGGGATCCGTCACACCGTGGCGACCGGTCACGATGAGGTGCTGCGTTCCATCCCGGCATTGCCGGACCTGTTGACGAAGGCTCGGTTGATCGACTCACAGCCCGACAAGCGCGGCGATCCGAACGTCAAGGCGGTCGAGACGTACTCAGCTCCGCTCAAGCTGGACGGCAAGAACTATCGGGCGGTGATCACGGTGAAGGTGTTCTACGACGGCCATCGGTACTACAACCAGGGCCTGGTGCGGGAAGGGGAATAGGGCCGGCCGTCGTTTAAATAAGGCACCCCCTGCCTTTCGGCAGTCGGCTCACCTCCGGCGACCGTCCCAGTTCGCATTATAGCTAAGTCCTCGCGACTTGCAGATTCCCTGCTGAATCAACGACGTACCTCCAATTTCGATCCAGATGCGGACCATTCGAATTCCTACGGCGGACCACGCTTGTGGTTGCGGCGCCGGCGGCGCGCGCGCACGAGCGCATACGCGCGATGGCATCACCGCGTCGGGCGTGTATGCGACCGAGCAACTCGGCGAGCGGCAGTCGATCACGCCCGAAGGTTTCCTGCTCTGCGAAGCCGTGCCGATCGCGCGCGTCGGCGCGCAGGACTACGCCTATTTCGAGCTGCCCGAGATCGAGGCGAAGGACGGTGTCATCGTCGCCGAGCGCACGGCCGACGTGCTGTTCAGCCCCGAGACGCTCGCCAGCTTCGAAGGGAAGCCGATCACGATCGACCACCCGCCGGATTTCGTGACGCCGGCGAACTACATGTCGGTGGCGCGCGGCACGGTCCGCAACGTACGGCAAGGTGAGGGTGACCAGGCCGAGCTGATGCTCGCCGACTTGCTGATCACCGACGCCGAGGCGATCCGACGTGTCCAGAGCAAGGGTGCGGACGCGCTCTCACAGGTCAGCAACGGCTACGACGCCGACTACGAACAGATTGCGCCTGGGCGGGCGCGACAGGTGGTGATCGTGGGCAACCACGTCGCCCTCGTGAAAAGCGCCCGCTGTGGCCCCGTGTGTTCGATCGGGGATAGCAGTTCCAACCTACTCCCGACAGGAGATGCAAGCATGGCAACCAAGAAAGGCTCCAAGTTCGTCGACGCGTTGCGCAAGGCGTTCATGACGCGCGATTCCGAAGCGTTCGAGAAGGTCGCGAGCGAGATGACCGGCGACGAAGGCGGCGAGGGGGGCGACGGCCAGCCCCAGATTCATATCCATATGCCCGGTACCAGCGCCGATCCGAAGGCTGGCGTTTCGGCCACCGGCGACGATGGCGCGGGTGGTGGCGAAGGCGACCCGCTCAAGCAGGTGCTCGACGCGATCCAAGCCACCAACGGCAAGATCGACGCGCTCGCCGATCGCGTGACGAAGCTCGAGGTCGGGGGCACGCAGACCGGCGACGGTGACGGCGATGACGACGATCTGGACGGTACCGGCACGATGGACAACGACGGTGCCGGCGAGGGTGACGACGACAAGACCGGCGCGCGTACTGGCGACAGCACCGCGCTGCGCGACCAGTTCCAGGACGCGCTCTCGCGCGCCGAGATCCTCGCGCCGGGCGTGCGGCTGCCGACCTTCGACGCGAAGGTTGCACGCAAGAAGACGGTCGATGCCATCTGCGTGCTGCGCCGCCGTGCGCTACGCGCCGCGCTGGAAAACGAGAACGCCGAACTGGTCAAGCCGGTGGTCGGCGGCGCGAACGTGGCCAGCATGACCTGCGATTCCGTGACGGCGTTCTTCAATGCAGCGTCGGAGGTCGTGCGCGGCAAGAACTCCGGCATGACGCAGCGCCGGACGAACGATTCCACTCAGGCCGAGCGGAAAGACATCAACGCAATCCACGCGGAATTCTGGAAGGTCCGCAAGTAAAGGAGCCGACATGCCCTCGTATCAAGCCTATCAGTACCGCATGCCGGCGGGTTTCCCCGGCGACCTTCAGCGCGCCGAAGTCGCGACGATCGAGACGCAACTGATCGACCCGACGGCACCGCCGACCGCGTTCGGCGTTCCCGTGAAAATGGTGAACGGCAAGATCCAGCCGATCAACAATGCCGCCGACACCGCGGCGTCCGTGTACGGCGTGAACCTCCGCGCGTACCCGATTCAGGGTAACGGTACGGATCCGCTCGGGACGTCGACGCCGCCGACGAGCGGCCCGACCGACATCCTGAAGCGCGGCTATTTCGACGCCGCGCTGGGCGGCACCGCGCCGGCCACGAAGAACGGTACGGTGTACGTGCGCGTCGCGGCGGCCGCCGCCGGCAAGCCGCTCGGTGGTTTCGAAGCGGCAGCAGACGGCACCAACACTGTCGCGATGCCGGCGAACTGGTACTTCACCGGCCCGGCCGACGCATACGGCATCGTCGAAATCGCCGTCAACATCTGATCCGGCGCTGAACAGCGCTTCACCCGAAGCCCCGCAATCGCGGGGCTTTTGCATTTCTGGAGCCATTACATGGACATGTCCGAACTGAAGCACCTGCGCCGGGCCGGGGCCTCGATCCCGATGTCGGCGGCCGTCGCGGACGCGACGCGCCGGCTGATCCGCGCGCGTACGCAGGACCAGCAGTACACGTACGATCGCCAGACGATCGACTCGACCGGCGCGTTCCTCGTCGGCCAGCTGGAACGCCTCGACCAGACGCTGAACGAGCCGCTCGTCGAGTACACCTGGTCGCGCGACATCTACATCCGCAGTGACGTGTCGGCGGCCGACGAAGTCGCGTCGTTCACGAACTCGGCGTTCGGGATGAGCGGCGGTATCAACCCGAACGGCCTGAACTGGATCTCGAACGAGGGCAACGCGCTCGCAGGCCCGTCGGTCGACATCGGCAAGACTGCACAGCCGATGCTGCTCTGGGGTGCTGAGGTCAAGTACACGGTGCCCGAGCTGATCAAATCGCAAGCGCTCGGCATGCCCATCGACTCGCAGAAGGTCGAGGCGATGAACATGAAGCGCAACATGGACCTCGACCAGATCGTGTACTACGGCGATCCGCAGATGAGCTTCACCGGACTGGTGAACTCGATCGGCGCCGTCGGGAGCGTTTCGAACGTCGCGAACGGCGCCGCCGGCACGCCGCAGTGGGAGACGAAGACGCCGAAAGAGATCCTCAAAGACGTCAACGAGATCCTGACCTCGGCATGGCAGGCGTCCGGCTGGAAGGTGAAGCCGAACCGCCTCATGCTGCCGCCCGCGAAACTCGGTTGGGTTGCATCGCAGATCGTGAGCGACGCCGGCAACAAGTCGATCCTGACGTACCTGCTCGAGAACAACATCTGCACGCAGCAGGGCACGCCGCTGGAAATCCTCGAGCTCAAGTGGCTGATCGGCGCCGGCGCCGGTGGCACGCAGGGCCAGCTCGGCACCGTGGATCGGATGGTCGCGTACAACAGCGACAAGAAGTACGTCCAGTTCCCGATGACGGACCTGCAGCGCACGCCGCTCGAGTACCGCTCGCTGTTCCAGATCACGACCTACTGGTCGCGTATCGGCCGCGTCGAATGGCGCTACGGCACGACGGCCGCTTACCGGGACGGTATCTGACATGGCGAAGATCAACGTTCTGACGGCGTTCACGATCCGGCTTGCCCGCGAGGGCGAGGAAGTCATTCGCCGCGTCGAGGCTGGTGTGCAGGAGGTCGAGGACTTCATCGCCGAGCACTGGTACGCGAAGGCGCACACCGGCCCGCTGCCGGAGACTTCCGGCGATTCGGCTGGATCGCAGAGCGACGCGACCGATCAGGCGGCGGCAGCGGCGAAGGCGAGCCTCCAAGCCGAGTCCGATCGTCTTGACAAGCTGCGTGCTGAACTCGATACGTTCGGCAAGGGCCTGGACGACCGCGCGGCGGCGCTCGACACGCGCGAAGCTGCGGTTGCGGCGAGCGAGCAGGATCTCGCCGCGAGGTTTGCCGCCTTCGACGCAGCCCAGAAGGACGCCGCGGCTGCTGCGAAGGATGGCGCAGCCGACGGCGCGGCGCAGAAGTCCGGCAGCGGGAAGAAGGCATAATGGCCTCCCGGCGCTGCGCCATGCTGGCGCGCGCCGGGCATCCGCATATTGGCAAGGTGACACGTGGATATCGCCCAGTTCCGACAGTCGTTTCCCGAGTTCAACGACACGACGACGTACCCCGACTCGCTCGTCCAATTCTGGATGACGGTCGCGGTCTCGCTCGTCAATGCCGATCGCTGGGGCGAGCTGACTGATCTGGGTGTCGCGCTGGCCACTGCGCATCATCTCGCGCTGGCGTTGAAGGATAAGACGACGGCTGCAGTCGGCGGCGTGCCCGGGCAGGTGACCGGGCCGCAGTCGTCGAAGGCCGTCGACAAGGTCAGCGCCAGCTATAACACCGAGGCCGTCGCCATCAAGGACGGCGGCTTCTGGAACGCCACGATGTACGGCGTTCGTTATCTCAGCCTGGCGCAAATGATGGGCTCGGGCGGCATTCAGCTGTAATGCCGCCGCTGCCCATCGGGAGAATCCCATGGGCAGCATGAAAATCGATCGCCTCGACGAGGTGCTGAAGTCGATCAGCGGGCTCGTGCAGAAGGAGGTGCTGGTCGGCGTGCCGGACAGCACCGCTGGCCGGAAGGACGAGGGCGAGCCGCTCAGCAACGCCGAGATCGGCTACATCATGGAAAACGGCTCGCCGGCCAACAACATTCCGGCACGCCCGCACCTGGTGCCCGGCGTGCAGGACGCGCGGCCGAAGTTCGAGCCGCAGCTTCAGAAGGGCGTCGAGGCGGCGCTCGACGGTGACTTCGAACAGGTTGAGCGCCGGCTCAAGTTGGCGGGTCTCGCGGGCCAGAATTCCGTGCGCGCGAAGGTCAACAGTAACATCGCCCCCGAACTGGCCGAATCGACGCTCGCAGCGCGCCGGCGCCGCGGCGTGACGCGCGAGAACACGCTGGTCGACACCGGCCAGTATCGCAACGCGATCACGTACGTGGTCCGCAAGAAGTAGTTTTCAGTATTCCCGATCCAAGGGCCGCCGAGTGCGGCCCTTTTTCGTTGGTGCGCTCGCTATGGCCTTCCTCGACGTAACAGAGGTCCTGCTCGATCCGGATTTCATGGATACCGGGCTAATTTGCAACCGCATGACGCAGACGGTGGGCACGGACGGCCGGGCAACGAACGCGGTTACCGCGATCCCGATCGAGGCCGTCGTCACCAGCGACAGGGGCGACATCCTGCATCGGAACGCCGACGGCAGCCGGATCATCGGCTCGATCACCCTGCACACGATGTTCCGGGTGATGGACGGGAGTGCCGGCCATGACGCCGACGAAGTCGTGTGGGCGGGGCGCACCTACACCGTCGTGAACGTGAACGACTATTCGCACTTCGGCCGCGGCTTCGTCTGCGCGACGTGCGACCTGAAGCCTCTTTCGGGATGACCCCATGAACGACAGCTCGACCGGCGGATACCTGGCGCCAGCCGTCGATGCGCCACCGGCCGAGGACGATGCCCTTGACGATCTGGTGCACGACCTGATTGCGGGCGTCACGGCGCTGCCGCCTGACCTCGTGCGGCCGCGCTGGCAGCCGACCGTGCCGAAGCAGCCCGAGCCGTCCGTCGACTGGTGTGCGTTCGGCGTGCAGGAGCAGGAGCCGGACGCGGGCCCGGCGATTCATCACGACGGCACGGGTGACGGGCACGACACGTACATCCGGCACCAGGACGTCGACGTGATGTGCACGTTCTACGGGCCGCGCGCGAAGGGTTACGCGCAGCTGCTCGCCGACGGGCTCGCGATCCCGCAGAACCGCGAGCAGCTCCAGCTGCAGGACATGGCGTTCGTCGGCGTCGGCGCGATTCGCGCGGCGCCCGACCTCGTCAACCAGCAGTGGGTGCGGCGCTACGACATGAACGTGACGCTGCGCCGCAAGATTACGCGTTCCTATGCGGTTCTCAATCTGAAGTCGGTGGCTTTCGAGATAAAGGAATGAAGGGCCGGGCAGCTGTGCAGGGGTGCGTCCGGCCCGGCCGAGTGTGAATTAATAGCTGTCGATCAAGGCTTTAATCCATGTGTTGTCGACTGCCGCAAGCAAGTTTCGTGCGTCAGGGTTGTGATCTTGAACGGAGTGGTATTGCGCTCGAATTGCCGCATAGTTTTGATCTGAATTCCATTGGCGAAACTCGGGGAGATACCCTTCGTGATAGCAGACCCAGTGGAAATGGCCACTCATCGTATCGTGAGCGAAAGTCATTGCACCTATCTCTGCAGGCGCACTCAAAATCAACTGCTGTAGCTCGTCATCATTGAGTCCTGCAATGAGATTTCGCGCAACGCCGTTGTGCGCCTGGGTGGCCATGATTGCAGCTCTCATTTCTGCGGTTGACCGAATGTATTGAGTGAGCTGAGCGTTTGGGTTGGGAGTGAAAAATACGGGAACGCCCTCGTGCCAGATCGACCAGTAAACATGCTCCTTTGCTGCCGCAGGGTTGCCCATGATGGTCTCCTTATCGTCGTCGCATACCGATTGGAATGCGCGGGAATGATCTTGTCAGAGAAATGTGATCGTAGGCATCTCCAAAATTGGGGATGTTGGGTGACGAAAACCCTACGCGTTCGCAGTCGATTATCAGTCGTAGATTTCCGCATTTGTTTTTACTTGGCCGCTTAAATGCGGCTTTTCTTTTTGGGGCTACTTATGGCAACTGGTCTCCCTGTGTCGCGTCTGATCAACGTGACGATCAACCTCGCCGCACTCGCGGCGCAGGGCGCGAATCTGAACACTGGGCTGATTCTCGGCCCGTCGGCCGTCATCGATACCAATGAGCGTGCGCGCTCGTACGGCGGCATCGACGAGGTGACGCCCGACTTCGGCACCAACACGCCGGAGTACTACGCCGCTGCGCTGTACTTCAACCAAAAACCGAAGCCGAAGGAACTGTTGATCGGCCGCTGGGCGAAGACGGCGACGTCCGGGTCGCTGCGTGGTGGCGTCCTGTCGACGGCGCAGCAGGACATCACTGTCTGGAAGGCGATCACGACGGGCGCCTTCAACATCACGATCGATGGCACCGCGAAGACTGTCACGGCACTCGATTTCTCCGCGCAGACTAACCTGAATGGGGTCGCGACGGTGATCAACGCGAAGCTGACCGGCGCGACGATCGCGTGGAGCGGCTCGCAGTTCGTGGTGACGTCGAGCACGTCGGGCACGAGTTCGACCGTCGGGTATGCGACCGCGCCGGGGAGTGGCACGGATGTCTCGTCCATGCTGGCGTTGACCAGCAGCCTCGCCGGTACGCCGGCCGCCGGCATCGCCCCCGAGCAGCCGGTGGACGCCGCCGCGGTGTTCCTCGACCGCTTCGCGAACCAGTTCCTCGGCCTCGATTTTGCCGATGCGTCGATCACCGACACGCAGCACATCGCGGTCGCAACGCTCATCGAGGCCGACCAGCGCCATATTTATGGCATCACGACGCAGAACCCGCAGGTGCTCGACTCGACTGTGTCGACCGACATCGCAAGCAAGCTGAAGGCGCTGAATCTCCAGTACACGGTCGTGCAGTACTCGAGTGCGACGCCGTACGCGGTGTCGTCGTTGCTTGGCCGGCTGCTGACGGTGAACTTCGACGGGAACAACACGACGATCACGGTGATGTTCAAGCAGGAGCCGAGCGTCGCTGCCGAACAACTGACCAGCACGCAGGCGAACACCCTGCAGGCGAAGAACTGCAACGTGTTCGTGAACTACAGCAACGACACGTCGATCATCCAGTATGGCGTGACACCGAGCGGACTGTTCATCGACTCGGTATACAACGCGATCTGGTTCCGCAACCGGATCGAGACGGACGTCTACAACCTTCTGTACCAGAGCCCGACGAAGATCCCGCAGACCGACGGCGGCAACGCCACGATCGCGGCCACGATCTCCGCGGCTGGCGAGGCGGGGGTGAACAACGGGTATCTCGCGCCGGGCGTCTGGAATTCGGCCGGTTTCGGCGCGCTGAATCAGGGCGACACGCTGGCGCAGGGCTACTACGTCTATGCACCGCCGATCGCCACGCAGTCACAGGCCGATCGCGAGGCGCGCAAGTCCGTCACGTTCCAGGTCGCGGCGAAGGAGGCTGGCGCGATCCACAGCGTCGACATCCTCGTCAACGTCAACCGCTAATAGGGGCATCTCAACATGACGACTTACAGCTTTCAGGACGTCGCGGCGACGATCGTGGGCCCGGGCGGGGCGTTCTCGCTCGGCTACGGCGAAGCGACCGCGGAAGAAGGCATCACGATCGTGCGCGCGGGCGACAAGAACACGATGACGATCGGCTCTGATGGCGAGGGCATGCACAGTCTGCATGCCGACAAGTCCGGGCAGGTCACGCTGCGTTACCTCAAAACGGCACCGATCAACGCGAAGCTGATGGCGCTGTACGACGCGCAGTCGCTCGACAGCCGCCTGTGGGGCAAGAACCTGATCGAGGTTCGGCAGACGGCGGCCGGCGACGTGATGACCGCGCGCAGTTGCGCGTTCAAGAAGGCGCCGGATCTGAAATACGCGAAGGACGGCGACATCGTCGAATGGGTCTTCGACTCGATCAAGATCGACAACATCTTAGGCACGTATTAGTCGCGCTCGCGCTTGTGATCGAGCTTGGCGAACTCTCGGCGGGCGAAGATAGCGGCACCGCAGAAGGCAGCATGGGCTTCCGCCTCTGTTCCGTAGGTTCCGAGATAGACGTTCTCGCCCCGGTGGCTCATCTGAGCAAGCCATCGATTCAGTCCGAGTTGTCGGACGCCGCGGGAGTTTTCCACGTCGAACACCGAGTTCGCCATGTTCTTCAGGCGCGTCGCCTCGCGGAGATTCGCGGCCTTGTTGTTTGTCCGGTCGCCGTCAATGTGATCAACCTCGGCTTCGGGGAAGCGGCCGTGGTGTAGCGCGAACGCGATTCGGTGAGCGTAGAACAGAACGCGTTTCCCGTTCTCATCCTTGAGCGGCAACATCAAGTAGCCGTTCGCGACGCGACCGCCTGCGACTTTGCCTGCGTACAGGCTGTTGAATCGCCGGCATACAGCTGCGGTGCTGAAATGGGATTCGGGACGGGTGCGCCACGTCAATATCCCAGTAGCTGCATCGTAATTGAGGCACTCGTGCAGGTAGTCGATAGGCAATTCACGCATTGTTTTTTAAGGTATATATGAACAAGGACATTGTCTATTTTGATGTTGAAGACGTCAATGTCGGGAGTCGCCAATCATGACGACCGAAGTCCAACTGAACAGCGTGCGGTACGCGATCGGCAAGCTGAACGCGATGCAGCAGTTCCACGTGTCGCGTCGCATCGCGCCGATCATCCCTCCGATGATCCCGGTGCTGATGAAGTTCTACGCCGAGCTCGAGCAGGCCGACGTCGCGCGCGAGCAGGAGCGAGCAAACGCCGCGCTCGCGGCGCTGGCCGAACGGGAGGAAGGTGCGGAAGCGGCGGCCGCCGCGGCGCCGGCACCCGCGGCCGACCAGCCGCGCGAGCTGCTGACGCTCGTCGACGCAATCGCGCCGGTGCTGCAGCCGTTCGCTGATGCGCTGGCCAGCCTGAAGGACGAGGACGCTGAATACGTCTTCGGTACGTGCCTGTCTGTCGTCGAACGCTGGCAGGGCGCCGGCTGGGCGAAGGTCTGGAACATCGCTCACAAGACGTCGATGTTCGACGACATCGGCATCGACGTGATGCTGCCGCTCGTCGTGCGCGTCGTGGTGGCGAACCTTGGGCCTTTTATTGCCGGGCTCCTTACCAGCCAAGCGAGCAGCCCGGCGGCGACGTAGGCTGGATCCGCACGCTGCCCGGCGGTGAGGATTGGCTGCTCGCGCCCGTACATGCGCAGATGTGTCGGTACGAGTCGCTGCTCGACGGGACGCTCGGCTTGGCCGACGTCGCGCTCATGAACGATTCACTCGCCGTCCGGGCGGACAACGAAGCGGCGTACCGCCGCAAGATGGAAAGAGAAAATGGCTGATTCGGTCGTCATCCGCGAGTTCCTGGTCGCGCTCGGCTTCAAGGTCGACGAGAAGGGCCTGAAGAACTTCAAGGAAGGCGTCGAAGGCACGACGAAGGGCGTCAAGCAGCTGATCGCCACGGTGTCCGGCGCCGCGCTCACCGTGAGCGCCGGCGTCGCGGCATTCGCGTCGAAGCTCGAGCGCCTGTATTTCGTGTCGCAGCGCACGGGCGCATCGGCAACCAACCTGCGCGGCTTCGAGTTCGCCGCGCGCAACATGGGCGTCTCCGCCGAGGCGGCCACCGGCACGATCGAGAACCTTGCGCGCTTCCTGCGCAACAACCCGGCGGGCGAGGGATACCTCGCGACGCTGGGCGTGCAGACGCGCAACGCAAACGGCGAGCTGCGCGACACGGTCGACATCATGTCGGACCTCGGGAAGTCGCTGGCGAACAAGCCGACGTGGCTTGCCAGCCAATACGGGAACATTCTCGGCATCGACGAGAACCTGATGCTCGCGATGCGCAACGGGGACTTCGAGAAGTTCCTGAAGCAGTATCGCGAGATGTCGCAGACGACGGGTCTGGACAAGGCTGCGGACGACTCGCACCGGTTCATGACGCAGTTGCGTGGGCTCGGCACATCGTTCGAGAACCTCGGCATCCGTGTCGAGGGCGCGATGCTGCAGAAGATCGGGCCGAGCCTCGATCGCTTTCAACGGTGGATGGACGAGCACGGCGATGAGATCGCGAATCGGATCACCGACGTCGCGAACGCTGTCGTGAAGGCGGCCGCAGCAATGGGGCCGCCGCTAGCCTGGCTAGCCGACAAGTTTGTCGAGCTCGATCGTGGCACCGACGGGTGGTCGACGAAGATTCTGCTACTCGGCGTGGCATTGAAGGCGCTGGGTGTGTTTCGGATCGCTGGCGGCGTCCTGAAGATGGCAGGGGCCTTGCGCGCAGCGGGTGCGGCGACGACAAGTGCTACTGCCGCGAGTGGCGGTCTGCTTTCGGTGCTCGGCAGTCTCGCGACGGCAGTGGCTGCCGTCGGTGCTGCGTTCGCAGGTTGGAAGATCGGCGATGCGCTGCGCGATAAAGTCGACGGGCTGATCGCTCAGCTGTCGGGCGGCCGCTTCCGCTCGTTGTGGGACATCCTCACGCTGAAAGATCGCCGCGGCCTCGACGCGACCGGCGGCTACACGCAGGCGGAAATCGACAGCGTGAAGGATGGAGGCGGCGCGAAGCTGACTCCGCCGCGCTCGGATCAGCCAACGGCGCAGGCGCCATCCAGTGCGCCGGGACCGACTCCCGCTCGCGAGTCGTCGGGGACACCGGCTCCTGCCACGGCAGCGGCACCGGCGGCGGCTCCGGCTCCGGCTCCATCAGGTGCGTCTGTTCCGGTTTCAGCACCCGCGCAGCCTGGCGAAAAGGCATCAGTACCGAGTTCGGTAACGTCCGGTCCGCAAAATCTGACTCAGCCGCCGCAGCAGCCGCAGCCGCAGCTGCCGGCGCCGCAGATTGAGCGTGTTTCCATTCCCGACGACAGCGGTCTCGCCGGCCGTCTCGGCCAGCTCGCGGACACGGCGTTCGGCAAGCTGATCGCACGCGGTGAAGGCGATTACAACAGCGTGAATCGCGGCGCGCGCGGCGGTTACCGTGCCGGCACTGAGAACCTCGAGGGCATGACGCTGGCGCAGGTCATGGCCGCGCAGCGTGCCGGGCAGTTCAACGCGGCCGGACGCTACCAGATCATCGGCAGCACGCTGGCCGAAGCTGCGCGTGGGTTGAAGCTGAAAGGCAACGAGATGTTCGATCGACGGCTTCAGGATCGGATCTTCGAGCAGTACCTGGTGCGCAACAAGCGGCGCGCGATCGCCGACTACGTGGAAGGGCGAAGCGGTGACCTGCGTGCGGCATTGCGGGCAGCATCGCGCGAGTGGGCGAGCGTGGCAGATCCGGATACCGGTCGCAGCTACTACGCTGGCAAGGGAAACAACCGCGCGAGCATCTCGGCTGCGGAGATGGAGGCGGCGCTGCGCAATACGCGCGCGACCTATCAGCAGCCGGTTGCCGCGATGGCGCAAGCCGCGGCCACGTCGGCGGCTGCGACGAAGGTCGAGGTGAACCAAACCACGCAGATTCACGTGAGCGGCGCTGGTGATCCAGCCGCAGCGGGCCGGGCAGTTGAGCGTGAGCAGCGTGCGGTGAATTCCGACTTGGTTCGAAACCTTCAGGGGGTAGTCGCATGATCCTCGACATGATCATGATCTCGCCGAAGAAGATCGGCAGCATTACGGTGCAGGTCGCGATCGAGGAGGTTTACAACGACGAGCTCACGATCACGGAGCATCCGGTCGAGCAAGGGGCGCAGATCACCGATCATGCCTTCAAGCGGCAGCCGGATGTCGCGATACGTTGCGGCTGGAGTAATGCCGATTACGAGGCACTGCTCGGCGCCGCGGAAGCGACGTTCGATGGCGGTGGCCTGCCATCGGCGCAGTACGTGAATGCGATCTACTCGCAGCTGCTTGCGCTACAGCAGGCACGCACGCCGTTCGATGTAACGACGAGCCGCCGCTTCTACCAGAACATGCTTCTGCAGGGGCTGCGGCTCACGACCGACGCCAAGACGTCGAGCGCGCTGATCCTGACGGCGACGCTCAAGCAGATCCGGATCGTGTCGACGCAGGTTACGAAACTGCCTCCGAAAGAGAACCAGGCCGACCCGGCGTCGACGGCCGAGACCGGAAACGGCGGCACGAAGGCCGCCATGCCCGCGACGCCAGCGCCGGGCGGCGCGGTACCGCCGGGGAGTATGTGATGCCGAGCTTCTTCGAGATTCCGTTTTCTCCACGCCCGGAGCGCTTCACCGTGACGCTGAGCGGGACTGACTATCGCCTGACCGTCCAGTACCGCAAGGCCGGCGGCGCGGGATGGGTGCTCGACATCGCTGACGCATCGGACAATCCCCTGGTATCGGGCATACCGCTGGTTACCGGTATGGACCTGCTCGGCCAGTACAAGCACCTTGGGTTCCAAGGGCGGATGTGGGTGCAGGGCGCCGCTGATCCTGACGACGTTCCGACGTACGAGGATCTCGGCATCGGGTCGCATGTTTTCTGGGTGACGGATCAATGAGCGTTCAGCAGTTCGGCCGGAAGGTATCGTTGATCATCGGCTTCGACAGCGGAGAAGCACTCGACTTGTCCGAGCTGCGGATCGTGTTCCGCGTGCAGCGGGGCGATTTGCAGACGCCGAACTCGGCGCGGATCCGCGTCTACAACGTGTCCGCGAATACGGCACGACGAGCCCAAAGTAAGGAATTCACGCGCGTCGTGCTGCAGGCCGGCTACGAGGGCAACTACGGCATCATCTTCGACGGACAGATCAAGCAGGTACGGCGCGGGCGCGAGAGCCAGACGGATACATTCATCGACATCACTGCGGCGGACGGCGACTCGGCGTACAACTTCGCCGTGGTGAACACGACGCTCGCGGCCGGGTCGACGCCGGCCGACCATGTGGCGGCCGTATGCACTGCGATGGGCCAGTATGGCGTGCAGCAGGGCTATCTACCGAAATTGCCGTCGAACCCGCTGCCGAGAGGCAAGGTGATGTTTGGCATGGCGCGGGACTTCATGCGATGGACCGCGCGCACCACGCAGACCGTCTGGAGCATCCAAGACGGCAAGGTGGTGATGGTGCCCGAGACGGCGTACATGCCTGGCGAGATCCCTGTGATTACTTCCGCGACTGGCATGGTCGGCCTGCCGCAGCAGACGGCGAACGGCATCGAGGTGAAGATGCTGCTGAATCCGAGCGTAAAGATCGGCCGTCTGATCTGGCTCGACAACGCGAGCATCCAGCAGTACGAGTACAGCTTGAACGTGGGTCAGCAGGCCGAGAACGAGCGGATCGAGATGCAGGCGAAGCTGCAGGACGACGGCTTCTACTACGTGATGCTCGCGGAGGTGAGCGGCGATACGCGCGGCGAAGAGTGGTACACGAGCGTGGTATGCCTCGCGGCCGACGTCACGGTGCTACCTGACTCGTTCAAAGACAAGGCGGCGGTGCCATCCGCCGACGTGATCAAGAGGTTCGGCTAGCGGCCGTACGTCGGAAGCGCCTTGATGGTCATTTTTGCCGAGTTTATGTAGCTGCTGACGTCGGCCCGCGCCAGAGTATTGAGCGGGATGGATTTCGTCGGCATCTTCGGAACGATGATCACGGCGTCGCCGTCTATCGTCTCGCCCCAGCAACCGATGTCCCAGACGCCACGGTAGGACTCGTAGCGTCGCATGTTCTGCGCGTTCGCCAGTGGCAGGTCGCACTTCTGAGCGGTGTACAGGATCGTCGGGAACTGATTGTCCACCGTCACGCCGACCTTCATGCCGGCGAACGGGTAGACGTAGGCGTCGTCAGCGATGGCGGCGAGCGGCGCGAGCAGCGCGGCAGTCAACAGCAGTTTTTTCATTTTCATCCCATGGATCGACGTGAAAGGGTAGGCGACCCGGAGGTCGCACTGCGTGAAGCGTTCGACGGCGTGCGCGCGGGCATCTGGACAGCATTGCCCGGCATCATCCAGTCGTTCGAAAGTGCCGCCGATCGGCCGCCGACGTGCAGCGTGCAGCCGGCGATCAAAGCGCAGGTGCGCGGCATCGACGGCACGATCGAGAGCGTTGCGCTGCCGCTGTTGGTCGACTGCCCAGTCCAGTTTCCAGCTGGCGGAAATTGTACGCTGACGTTCCCAGTCAAGCAGGGCGATGAGTGCCTTGTCGTGTTCGCCTCGCGATGCATCGATGCGTGGTGGCAGTCGGGCGGGGTGCAGGAGCAAGCCGAGCTCCGCATGCACGACCTGTCGGACGGGTTCGCGCTGCTCGGCTTTCGTTCGCGGCCGCGCGCGCTCGTCGGCGTCAGCGGTACCTCGACGCAGCTGCGCAGCGACGACGGCGCGACGTATATCGACCTGAACCCGACGCTGCAGAAGGTGAAGATCGTCGCGCCGGGCGGCTTCGACGTCGTCGCGCCGCTCTCGACGTTCTCGGATGCCGTCACGATCACCGGCCTGTTGACCTTCGTTGGCGGCATGGTCGGGAGCGCGCTGAGCGGTGCCGCCGCGGTATTCAACGGCGTGCTCAACGTGATCGGCCAGATCACGGCGAACGGCAAGCGCGTTGACGACACGCACACGCACTCCGACCCGCAGGGCGGCCAGACCGGCCCGGTCAACTGACGACTGGCGGCAGAGTTCGCTCAAGTATCTATCTCCAAGATAAAATGGTAGATGTATCTTGCAAAAGATTCGGGAGTTAGATAAGATCTAGTCGTCAGTTCACGGAGATCTGAGATGACCGAACCAAGTGGCAAGTCGAAGGGCGGGAAAGCTGCAGCTGCAAAGCTCACCGAAAAGCAGCGAACGGAGCGCGCGAAGAAGGCGGTCGCTGCTCGAGAAGCCAAGAAGTCGTTACCGAAGGCGACGCACGGCTCGGCAGATCATCCGTTGAAGATTGGTGATGTCGAGATCGCGTGTTACGTGCTCGACGACGGTACCCGTGTTGTTACGCAAGCGAGCCTCGCCGAGAGTGTTGGTTTGAGTGCCGAGGGGGGGTCCCGGATTAGCCGATTCGTGGGTTCCAAAGCCATGGAGCCCTTTGTGGGCGAGAGTTTGGCGGCCGGCCTGGATTCGCCAGTTCAGTTTCTAATGCCGCAGGGCGGCGTCGCTAACGGTTATCCTGCCACCATTCTCACTGACTTGATTGACGCAGTGCTCGAAGCGTGGGAGGCGGGAAAGCTAGGGAAGCAGCAAGAGCATATTGTGCTGCAGTGTCAGGTGTTGGCGCGCGGTCTTATGCGCGTCGGGATCATCGCGCTTGTCGACGAGGCGACGGGCTACCAAAAGGATCGAGCGCGCGACGCCCTTGCCCAGATTCTTGAAAAATTCGTCGCAAAAGAGCTGCAGCCATACGTGCGCACATTCCCGCCTGACTACTATGAAGAAATGTTCAGGCTGCGTGGGCTCGAGTATCCGCCCGAGAATCCAAAGTTCCGACCACAATATTTTGGTCTTTTGACAAACGATGTTGTGTATGGCCGATTGGCTCCCGGATTGCTCGGTGAACTTAAAGCGCTGGCGAAGAAAGACGAGCGAAAAGCGCACCTTCATCGTCGCTTGACTCAGGACATTGGACACCCGAAATTGCGTGAGCATTTGGCTTCGGTCACGACAATTATGAAGTTGTCGTCGAATTACCCAGACTTCATCGCGAAGCTCAATCGAATCCACCCTCGATTTGATGACACGCTTCCTCTTGATTTGGACGAGGAAGATCGAGGCTAGCAATTGGCCTCTTACTGACCCCGCTTCGGCGGGGTTTTTGTTTATGGTGCGCAATGCGATACCGAAAACTCGACGCTGACGGCGACTTCGTCTTCGGCGGGTCGGCGAACGACTTCCTCGTGAACTCGCCGGACGCCGTCGCGCAGGCGGTAATCACGCGCCTGCGGCTGCATCGCGGCGAGTGGTTCCTCGATACGACGGCCGGCATGCCATGGGACACCGACGTACTCGGGAAGTACACCAGCGGCAAGTACGACGCGGCGATCCGCACGTGCATCCTCGGCACACAGGGTGTGACCGAACTCACGAGCTACTCGAGTACGGCTGATCCCGAGACGCGCGTGCTGACCGTCACCGCGACGATCAACACCATCTACGGCACCACCACGGTACAGGCGACATTGTGACTCTCACGACCCTCGCACCCACCATCGACGCGAACGGTATCACCGCGCCGACGTACGCGGAAGCGTTCGCGTTTCTGCAGGATCAGTTCCGCTCGATCTATGGCGCCGACACGTACCTGGAGCCGGACAGCCAGGACGGCCAGTTGCTCGGTGTATTCGCGAAGGCGATCAGCGACGTCAACTCGGTCGCCATCGCGATCTACCGGTCGTTCAGCCCCGCCACCGCGCAGGGCGACGCGCTGTCGAGCAACGTCAAGATCAACGGCATCGCGAAGAAGAGCGCATCCTACTCGAGCGCGGACCTGGTGCTGATCGGCCAGGCAGGCAAGACGATCACGAACGGCGCGGCGAAGGATACCAACGGCGTGCAGTGGATGCTGCCGGCGACGGTGACGATCCCGCCGAGCGGCACCATCACCGTCACGGCGACGTGCGCGACGATCGGCGACGTATCCGCGCGCGCAGGCACGATCAACCAGATCGCGACGCCGGTGCTGGGCTGGCAGTCGGTGACGAACCCGGCGGATGCGGCCGAGGGGGCGCCTGTCGAATCCGACGCAGCGCTGCGCCAGCGGCAGACGGTGTCGACGGCGCTCCCGTCGCTCACCGTGCTCGACGGCATCATCGGCGCGGTGGCGAACGTGCCCGGCGTCACGCGGTACGTCGCCTACGAAAATGACACGAGCTCGACCGACGCCAACGGCATCCCGTCGCACTCGATTTCGCTCGTCGTCGAGGGTGGCGACGCGACTGCAATCGCGAATGCGATCGCGGCGAAGAAGACGCCAGGCGCTGGCACGTTCGGCACGACGTCGATCGTCGTCGCAGACATCTATGGCCGGCCGATCACGATCAGCTTCTTCCGACCGACAGGCGCACCGATCGGGGCGACCGTGACGATCAAGGCGCTCGGCGGATATACGACGCAGGCGGGTCAGCAGATACAGCAGGCGGTGTCGGACTACATCAATGGTGTGCAGATCGGCGGCGGCCTGTCCGGGAGCGTCGAATGGGGCGACGCTTTGACCGCGGCGAATAGTGTGGGCGGCGGGGTGACGTTCAAGCTGTCTGGGCTGACGCTCACTGGGCCGCGTGGCGCCGGCACGCCGGATGTCGCGCTGCTGTTCAACGAAGCGGCGTCGTGCACGCCGGCGAACGTGACGCTGGTGGTGACCTGATGGCTGACCTGACCGAATACACCGCGCTGATCACGTCAGAGCACAGCGACAAGCCGCGGTTCATGGCGACCGTCGAAGCGCTCGTACAGCCGCTCGTAGACCAGATGGGCGTGCTGCAGAGCATGCCCGGCAGGTTCGACCTCGATAACGCGGTAGGCGTCCAGCTGGACGACGTCGGGCTCTGGGTTGGAGTGTCGCGGAAGATCCGTACACCGCTGACAGGCGTTTATTTCTCGTTCGACATCGCAGGCCTCGGCTTCGACCAGGGCACCTGGAAGGGACCGTTCGATCCAGATTCGGGGCTGACCGTACTGGACGACGACACGTACCGGCTGGTCATCCGCGCGAAGATCGGCGCGAACCACTGGGATGGGACGCTCGAGCAGAGCGCGGCGATCCTGAACAGCATCTTCGACGCGGACACACACGTGTTCATCGAGGACCACCAGGACATGTCGATGACGATCGGCATTGCCGGGAAGGTCCCGCCGGCGACGTTCCTCGCGCTGCTTTCCGGCGGATACATCCCCCTGAAACCCGAAGGAGTTCGGGTCAACTACACGGTCGTCACGACCGTCGACGGGTCACCCCTGTTCGGATTCGACATGAGCAATCAGCTTGTGGCCGGGTTCGACGTCGGAGCCTGGAGCAGGCCCGTTTAACCGCCTATCGCATTGTCTGCAAGCCACCTTCGGGTGGCTTTTTTTATGCTCGGAGCATTGATGGCAACGAACGACTTTCTCGTGTTCGGTGGGGGCAGCTCCCCGAACGTTATCGACCAGGCGACGTACGCGGCGCTGGCGGCCCGTCTGTCGGGATTTCAGTCCGGCACCGCGCTGTCGGCGCAACTCAACAAGGTGTGGCGCCAGAGCTCGATCATGGCGGCGGTGCTCGCGCAGTTCACCGCTAACTTTTCCGGCCAGAATTCGGTCGACGATGGCACGATTGCGACGCTCCTGGCGAACTTGCAAGCAGCGATCAACGCGGCTGGGATCACGGCTCCGCAGTTCGACAACACCGCGAAACTTGCGACTACTGCATTTGTTCAGCGGGCCGGCGGGAATTTTCAAACTCGCAAGTACGTCGTAGGGTCCGGCACCCTTGCGGCTTCCGACACGGGATCGTGGATACAGGCTGGTGGAAGCGGGCCATCCACAATCACGTTGCCTGCGCCGACGACTATCAATCTCACGTACACGATCACAAACGTCACAAATAACAGCACGTCGGTCACCATCGCGACGCCCTCGGCGAACATCTACAACCAAGCGATGGGAGCATCGACGTTTTTAATTGACGTCGGAGCGACGGTTGAACTCGTTTCCGATGGATCAAACTGGACCATCGTCAGCCACTATACGCGCAGCCCCATTGCGCAAACACCGGCGCAGTACGACAACAGCTCGCGCATTGCTACGACAGCGTTCGTGAAGCAATCCGGTGCGGCGTTTTCGGGTATTCAGGGTATCAATGCCACTGCATCGTTGAACGGTGGCCACGTCGGAGCATTCATTTGGGCATACGGCGCAGGTATAACTTTGACGTTGCCGCCTGTCGCTGGCGTTCCCAATGGGGCAACAATCACCATCGGCACTCCGGTCGGCATGACCGTTAAGGGGAGCGGAACCGAGAACATCAACAGCCAGGTCGGAGGCTTGTCAAACACGTTTGCTCTGAACGCGGGCGAGCAAGCTCAGTTCGTCAGCAATACTGGCGCTTGGTACCTGTCAAGCTACACGACGGTTCTCGGAACGACGTCGCCGCAGTTCGATAATTCGAACAAGCTTGCGACGACCGCGTTTGTTCAGCAGGCCCTCGGTAATTATCGGTCTGCGAGAGGATATGTCGGCAACGCTACCCTAAGCGCCATTGACATCGGGGCGATGATTACTTGGGACGGCAACGGCACGTTGACTTTGCCGGATGCCACCGCCTTTCCTGGCGGATCCGTAATCCGTGTGTTCAAGTACGCAGGGCCGATTGCTTCCGTTCTTGCGGCGAACAAAACTGGGCAAATGAACGTGCCTACTAGCGGGGCCGACACTTACACATTCGCTGTTGGTGTGTACGGCTTCTTCGAGCTGATTAACGAAAGCAGCATGAAGTGGGACGTGGCTGGGGAGTTGTTCAACCAGTTTGGAACGACTGCTGCTGCTGGAGACAACAGCACGAGGCTTGCGACTACGGCTTTCGTGCAGCGAGCAAGTGGCGCCGTTGTCGGCTCGATGCGCAACGCTGCAATGGGCGTCCCTGTGGCAAGCACATCGGCGACGTTCACCGCCGATGAGGTTGTCGTCGAAACAGCGCTCGGTGGCGTGGCCTACAAGCTCGCGAACTTCAGCGAGGCGATCAACCTCGCGACGACGGGGATGGATACTGGATCGGCCCCTGTGTCGGGATATGTCGGTCTGTATGCAGGTTACAACCCGTCCACTGGCGCTCGCAAATTGTTCGCAAGCAATGCCACCTCAACCGTTCTTGGAAGCGTATATGGCGGCTCCAATCCACCGGCTGGTATCGCAGCAACGGCGCTCGTCAGCGTTTGGCCGACGAACGGGAACGGGCAGTTCGTCCCTGGCCTGCAGCTCGATCGTGAAGTCGGGATAGGGAATAACACTGTCCTCTCAACATCGACGGCTCAGGCATCGTTGACGTCTTTTTCGGCTGCTGCTGCGTTGCCTCCCAATGCACGATTTTGCCGAGGGGACTATACGATCTCGTCGTCATCGGCAGGTGCGGGAACAAATGGTGTCGTATGTGGAAGCTCTATTGAAGTCGGTCGTGTGGCGATTGGCACGACGAGTCCAACAGCAAGTGGCTCCTTGACAACCTCATTTCCGAAAATCCCGATTGTGACTCCTCAAACGCTTTACTATCGCGCAGGCGTGTCCGCCGGGACGTTGAACTTCGTGGTCAATGTCTGCGCATACTCATTCTGAGGGACATATGAAAATCAGTGTCGCGTTCTCTGATGAATCCGAAACGACCATCATCGCTTCTTTCGGATGCGCGCAGGATATTGAGGTGTGGCCTCATCAAGGGCTCGTTGATGAAACGGACTCCCGATGGATCTCGTATGCTGCTCAGTTTCCATCGGGAGCAATCGAATTGGTCAACGACCAATGATCGATTCCACGATCGGCTCGACAACGGAGAATGTCTGTTTGGCTTTGATTCCGTAGAGCTGATCGTCGGGATGCGCGCAATCAGTCATCATGTTTTTCCAATCCGGGGTTGTCTGATCAAACTCGAATTGGGCGACGAGCGGGGCATTTTGAAGTGCAGCTTCTGACCGAAGTGCCTCAACATACTGAATGATCGTGCCGGGATCGGGCTGCTTGCAGGTGGGGTTGGGTTCCTGTAGTACCACGATCTTCCCTGCGTCTCGGGCGGTCTGGATGAGGTATCCGAGAATCTTCGCGTACTCGCTCGGCGATGCCTCATAAGCCCCAGGCTGTGGAGCTTTCCAGTAGTAGAAGTCGTTGAGCGCGAAGTTCAACAATACTACCTGCGCCTTCGATTGCTCCATCTGGATTTTCCATTCCGGATGTTTCCCGTCTGTTCCCGAGAGGAGCTGAAATGCTTGCGTCCCGCCGACGCCTTCGTTCTTTACGGTGACAGACGTTCCGAAGCGCTGCTGAAGAAGGGCTTGCAACTGCGCAGGCTCACTGTTTTGCGTAGTCGTCAAAACTCCGTCGATAGTTTGGGCGCCGAGCGTAGTGCTGTCGCCATATGCCTCAATCAGCACGGATTTTTGCTCTTGCGTGACGGGAGTTGCAGCATAGGCCGATGATCCATCACCGCCACCACAAGCTGCGCAAGACAGGAGCAGTGCAGAAAGTATTGAGCCAACAAAGCCGCGTGCCATTAATTCTCTCAAGTCGTTATTTTTGAATGACGAAATAATACCTGACATGGTCTTTCTCCGTTGGAACTGGCGCATGTAAAGGCCAACTATGGGCGTAACGAGTTATTACCAGCCGTCTTCGGACGGCTTTTTCATTACGGGGGCTCGATGAAGAGCGAGGTCGTTGCGAGCGCAGCAAAGGCTGTGCCGGCGGTTGGCGGCAATCTCTGGTTATGGCTTACGAGCCACGACATCAACTGGTGGGTAGCCGTCGCGACCATCGCGTACATAGGGCTGCAGGCGTACTACCTGGTCAAGAACAAAGGGAAGAGGGCATTGCTCGATGGTTAACGTTCCGAAGAAGACGCTTGCCAGCGTTGTAGGGGCTGCTGCGGCAGCCCTTCTTTTTTCCATGGTCCCGAAATTCGAGGGGCTCGAGCTCGTCGCGCGGCCCGATCCGATCGGGATCATCACGGCGTGCAACGGCGACACGAAGGATGTGCACGCCGGGCAGCGATTCACGCCGGCGGAGTGCCACGCGCGCCTGGAGCAGCGGCTCATCGAGCATGCCGAGCCGGTGCTCAAGTGCACGCCGGGCCTGAAGGGGCACACGAACCAGCTCGCGGCAGCTGTGAGCTTTGCCTACAACGTCGGCGCGACTGCGTACTGCGGCAGCACGACAGCGAAGCGGTTCAACGCCGGTGACTGGAAGGGCGCGTGCCGCGCGATGAACGAGGCGGACAACGGGCGGCCGCAGTGGGTGACGGCCGGCGGCCGCGTACTCCCGGGTCTGGTGAAACGGCGCGCTGAAGAGCGTGCACTGTGCGAGCGCGATCTATGACGACCACGAAAACCCACGAGACGCGGCGCACGCTTGCCGAGGACGTCTTCTATCCCGATCACGAGCCGCGCGCCGAGTCGCCGACGTTCCGCGCGAGCAAGCGCGCGATGAAGGCGGCCGGCGGCTACGTTTGCGCAGTCTGCGGTGACGACCAGGCCGTCGAGTCGCATCACCGGTTCTTCGAGTGGGCGTTCTCGCATGCGATCGACTGGAAGTGGATCCGCGAGGTTGCGCTCAACAAGTGCGACACGATGTTCAGCCACAAGCTGCGACGCATCGTGCCGATCCCGCTTCAGCACCCGATCTGGGATGTGATCAAGCTGACGCAGGGCTTCGACTGGGAGGCGTTCGACCCGGCCCGGCCGGAGGCATTCGTCGACTCGACCTACAACCAACTGCTGCTGTGCGCGCTCCATCACCGGGGCAAGGATCACGGCCGGCACGAGGAAAGCGATCCGGTCTGGAGCGTGCAGGCCTTCCTGCTGCCGGGCTTCGTCTACTCGCCGGACGAACTCAAGCAACTGCACGCGAAGGAGCCGAAATGACCTGGTTCGATCCACGTGTTTGGCTGGCCGTCATTGTGGCGGCTGTCGTCGGCCTCGCCGGCGGCTATTTCAAGGGGTACGCCGACGGTGCGCGCGCGACGGTCGTGGCCGCGCAGAAGGCGCAGCTCGACGCCGTCGCGGCCGCACGCGCCGAGGAACAACGCCGCACCGCGGCACAACAGGAGATCGCAAACGATGCGAACCAACAACGCACGGCCGCGCTGGCGGATGCTTTTGCTGCTCGTGCTGCCGCTGGCAGCCTGCAGCAGCGCGTCGACCAGCTCGTCGCAGCCGCCCGCCATCCCGCCGCTACCGCCGGAGGCCCGGCAGCCGGCGACGCCCTCGATCTGCTTGCCAACGTGCTCGGCCGCGCTGACCAGCGCGCGGGCGACTTGGCAGAGTACGCTGACCGCGCCCGCATCGCCGGCCAGCAGTGCGAGCGCGACTACGACGCCCTGACGGCAGCCGCGCGCTGAAACCTTCCACATTTGACGGGCTCGCAGTCATGGCTGCTGTGCGTCACATCATCCCAGCGCGCCCCTTTTCCTTCCGGAGAAGGTGGCGCAGCTCCTGAAATTTTCCATTCCCACCGCTGAGTTCCCCTCGGTCCGCGACGTTCTTGTCGACGTCGTCGAACCACTCCTGAATCCGATCCAGTGATTTCCGAAGGGCAAGTATCTCAAGGATCAGCCAGCGCACCTGAAGGTCGGTGTACTCGCGCCATAGGGCTCGCAGCTCGGCATCGGACGGGGCATCAAATTCCGGCATCTTAGGCTTCAGCTTGAAGCGTGGATCCGTGAGCGGCACACGGTTACGATCAATTCGGGTGGCCTCGATCGGCGTGCACGAGCTCAGGAACGTCGACCTCTCGTCCTGATCGATCCACAGTTCAAATTCCTGCTTCGTGAGCTCGACAGGCGTCCTTCGGCGCGTCTTGTCGCCTTGGAACCCGTACTCCCAGATGTAAGCCCACTCCGGCTTGATCACGTCATCACCACTGTATAAAAACACAGTATATTTCGCGATAAGCTACCCTAGTCAAGGCCGGAAAAATGGGGAGGGGCGATGTGTACAAATTACCGGGCGCCGCACGAGGACTACGAAATTCGAGAACTGCGGATCGAGCCGTTCAGCGACCTGTACCGCGACTTCCCGTGGAAGCCGGAGATCTACCAGGACTACCTCGCGCCGATCGTCGCGAATGTCGACGGAAAGTTCAGACCATTGGCGGCCGGCTTTGGCTTCTGGCCGCGCGCGCTGCAGAAGGCCAACATCGAAAAGGCGAAGGAGCAGGGCCGGAAGCCGCCGATCATGCGCAGCACCATGAACGTGCGTGACGACAACCTCGGGAAGTCGCCACTGTACGGGCCGGCGTGGCGCGCCGGGCGCCGCTGCCTGATTCCGGCGAAATGGATCTACGAGCCGAACTGGGAGACGGGGAAGCACATCCGATACCAGATTGGGCTGGCCGGCTGGCGGCCGTTGTGTGTCGCCGGCATCTGGCGCACGCTGCAGCGGCCGGACGGCACCGAGCAGCACACCATGGCGATGATCACGGTCAACGGTGACGACCACCCGATCATGAAGCACATGCATCGGCCCGGCGACGAGAAGCGGTCGGTCGTGATCCTACGCCCAGACGACTGGGCGGAGTGGTTGACGACGTCGAACGTCGAGGCCGCGCGCGCGATGCTGCAGCTCTATCCGGCCGACGAGATGGTTGCGGAGCCGGCGCCGTCGATCGTGAAGAATGAGAACTAGACTTCCGTGGTCATGCTGGAGGTCCTATGCTCACTCACGAAATCGACTGGAAGAAAGCTCCGAAGGCGGCGCGCTGGTGGGCGATGGACGCCAACGGAGAGGCGCACTGGTTTCTTGCCCCAAATGTCGCTGCCTATACGGATTTCTGGTTTTCTGAGCCCGTCCGCGCGCCGAGCTTCGGATTCGTGGGGGATTGGCGGACGAGCCTGGTCGAGCGGCCGTCGTGATCCTTATGCCGGTTCAGTATTGCCTAGGCCGAATGGAAGGGTGTCCTCCGCGAGGTCGTGTTCTTGTGCTGCTCGCCATTCGCCAGTCTTTCGGTCGACGTGAAGCATGCGTATGGTCCCGCGCTTTGCGATCAGCAATAGTCCGATAGTCCCGTCGTCATCATCTGGGCGGAATCCAGACTGGAACACGACGATCTTCGAGAAGGTGTCCGCCACGAGCGCGCGGGCCAACATCCGAGCGTCGTAGTCGAGCTGCTCGACGCCGTTCACCAGTTCTCGCCATGCATCAGCTGCGGCCGGCGCGACGTTCGCCGCCGACGCGGCGAGTTGATGCTCGAACGAGTCGACGTCCCGTCGCTCGCTCAAGAGCTGACTTTCGAGCTCACGAACGCGGCGCAACACGGCGGCCGGCGCCTCACCGTTGTCGAGCAGTAGCGCATCGGTGACGCGCTGGACCTGCGCCTCGAGCTCGGCGACGCGTTGCCGCGCGCTCGCCAGCTGCGCGACGAGCGATACCGTGCCAGAGTCCCCTTCCAACAAGCGCGTCAAATTTATCTGGTCTGAGCAATACAGCATCAGGGCGCGTTCGACCGGTACGACGCTGCAACTTCCGCTGACCTTGCACCCGGCGCTCTGGCTGTACGTGACGCAGTGCAGCCGGCGGTGGCCGGGGTATGGGCGTCCGTCGGCGGCCCGCCGGCGCCCCATGATGTTCTGCGCGACGATCGCGGCGCCGCAGTAGCCGCAGTAGGTGATCCCGAGGCCCGTCACGACTCCGGGGATTTCTCCCTTGCCTTTGCGGCGCCCGCGCTGCTCGGCCAGGTATCGCAAGTCAGCGAATTCGGTGGCTGTTAGAAGGGCTGGGTAGTAGCCTTCAAGCCGGAATGTTTCCCCGTCCACTTCGACGGACTTCTCGCCGATCAGCATTCGGTTTGCCAGCAGCCGATAGATATGGCTCGACGCCGATCGGCCACTGTCCGTTATCTTGAGCCCGCGGTCGGCGAGCTCGCGCACGATCCTGACCGCGCCGTGACCCTGCTTGAACATTTCGATGACGAGGCGCACCGCGGCCGCCCGGTCATCCGCCAGTTCGAACCCCCCAGCTTCCGTTTCTCGGACCCAATGCGGATCCTTTCCGACTCGAATCGGGGCCCGCCACGTGCCTGCGATCCACCCCTGGCACTGCCGGCGGATCGCCGCCTTCACGCGCTTGCTCTTCGTGTCGGATTCCTCGTGTGCCCGGATCATGACCAGTAGGCTATATACGAGGTCCATCGGCTGCGCCTTCAGACGCTCGCGGTTGTATTCCCGGCCATCGCTGGCCGTCACGACCGTGATCCCGGCGTTCACGATCTGAGCGAGCTGCGCCTGCGCTTGCAACGGCTCGGCGCGGCTTAAGCGATCCAACCCCTCAACGATCAACACCGAGCCTGCCGGCACTTGGCCGTCCTCGACGGCACGCAGGAACACCCCCAGCGCGCCCTGTCGCACATGGCGTTGATGGTAGGCGGAAAGCCCTTCGTCCCGAAGTGATAGGGACGCATCAAGCTCCATTTCGTTGTCGGCCGCCCAGCGGGCCGCGTACTCGAGCTGTCGATCGACGCTGCCGCCGGCCGCTTGTTTTGGGTCGCTGAACCGTAAATAGCTGTAAACTCTCGCTTTTGCTGCCAC